TTTAACTATAGCTTTATTGTGTTTGTTTACACTTTTTTGAAGTACGTTACCAAAGTTTGGATTTCTGAATGCGCCAGTTGGCGCTCTACGACCGCCTTTTTCCCAACTTACTTCTGCATCACCGTACATGTCACCTTCCGCCACACCTTGCTCTGCTTGATCCATATACCATTTAAGAATTTTTAACAATTCAGTAAGTGCTTCTTGTCCTTCAGGGCTACAGTAATTTTTAGCCATTCTAGCTAAGTCATACATTGTGCGTAAGTTGCTAGTGCTTACTTCGCCTTCAGTAATACCCATCTTACGCATCACCGCCGGAGAAGCAATTTTAGAAGCGATTTTTTGTATTGTTTCTTTTTTTCTTACTTGTCCTGCCCTATTGTTTATTTTTTGTGATACATCATCATAATGTGTTGCTAATGGATTCATATAACCGCCACCTAATGCATTATGTAACTCAGGCTCCATTGCTTGATCTCTTTTGTTTTTAGCCAATTCTGCGGCTCTTCCCAAGAGACCAGAACTAAGTTCATTAATATTTTGCTGATTATACATATCATGTATTTGGTCAACATAGAAACTATAAAAGCCGCGGCGTTCATTATATGCTCTGTCGCCTAATACTCTCTTTAACGCTAATACAGCATCACTTATTTCTGGACCCTTCATTACTTTCAATGCGTCAGTAACAAGTGAATCAACTCTTTGTGAGCCTTCATTCATGGCATCACTATCATGTTGCATCTCTTGGCTGCTGACTAGATAATCCATTACAGTAACCATCATATTTTTTGCTGCGCCAATCTTCTCTGATACCCACTCAGGGAATTCAGATTGAACAGATAATCTCTCATCTAATTCACTAGCAGCACGGGCAATAGTGTGTAGACTGTTCTTTAATGTGTGTCCTTCATGTTCACCTTGATCCATATCATGCTTAACGAATCCGGTTCTTCTTAATCTGCCTTGACCTGGAATAACGATTAAATCTTGTTCTGCTAAATCATCTTCGTTAACTGCCGTCATGCTTGCTTTGATTTCAGCTTTTGTTTTTCCATATTTCTTTTGAAATTCAGCAGTAGTTAACTCTTTTAAATCTATTGTTAGTTCTTTGACTTTGCTTTCTGTAATGCTATTAGCGTAAGGACCTTTCTTGTTAGGCTTCCCTTTCATTAATTGTTTTACGGGTTTTAGTCCTGGAACATTGACATTTTCACGGGTTTGAGTCATCATAGGCTTTGCTACGGTTGCGACTGATCCTGCTGTGGTTGTTTCTATTATTTGCTTAAATCTCATGATGGTTTCCCAAAGTTATAGAGTATTTATCAAAATACCGTAATATGGAAACTTTAGATTTTGCCGTTTGCTTTAGCTGTTGGGGGTATTCCAGCACGACTGGTGTTCCAGTAGAATGCTTTTGCGTTCTTTTTTATACTGTCAGGGTGTACATCTACGGTTAGTGCTGTCTTGAATCGTGGGTCATTCTTTTGTTTTTCGCTTGGGATATATCCTGAGGCTTCATTCAATGATCGTTTTAGATATTGTTCTCCCTCTCCCGTAACGTACCAATATCCATCGTCATCTACAATATAACCGTTGCTACTTAAACTATCTAATACATTATCATAAGCACTGGTTCTTGATTCATCTTCTTGGAAATCTAATCCTAACTGTGCTGCTGTGTAGATAGCATGTAAAACTAATAATTTACCTAATCCTTTGCCTTTGAATTCTGGATAAACTTCAGCAATGCTACGCCCTGTGTTACTATCATATTGATATATACCAGCTGGAGAATTATTAACAGTCAAAGTTGTAGAGAATTTACCATTGCCTTTTTGTATTTTAAAACTGATTTTTTTATCTGCGGCTTCACTTATGCCACCACGAAATTGGTTATCTTTACGCCCGCCGTATGGATTTATTGCAGGAGTTTTTTCTGCTGCAAATTGCATGGTGTTGTATTCTTCCGCCACACCTTGCTGCCCTAGTAAAGATTGTACCCACGGAATAAAAGTGTTAATGATCCAGTCATTGTGCTGTTTGCTTTTGTCCAGTGTGCTAGAATCTGCCACACGACCATTTATTGTCACAGGTTTGATGTTGTTTACAGCATCAATAATTTTCTTTTGCACAGCTGGATCGGCACCTTTGATCACAGTTTGCAAACGACCAGCGGCTTCACTTTGTCTACCCTGCATGGCTAACAATGCCACACGTTGCAAATTGGCAAACACAGGATCACCTAGGTTGTTGAACATTTTGTTGATGCCATCGGCTTTGTTTTCCGCTACACCTTGCTTAAGACTTCTATAACCAAGTGAGTATTGTTCTACTTCTTCTGGGTGTCGTGCCCGCTTGTCTTGCATGGTTTTCAAACGTGTGCGTGGGTTAAGTTTTTTAACAACTCTGTCAGGATATAGTTTAGCATCACGTTGAGCATCCTTTAGGCCAGCATCATACCAATGATTTGATTCTTCATCAATGTTCTGATACATAGTTTCAAATGATAACTTCTCACTATGTAACTTGTCTCTTAAATCATATAGTTTTGTAATATATCCCTGACTACGCAACATCTTATATGCTAAATTCTCAGGACCAAATTCACCGCCTTTATCTAGTCCTGCTTGTCTATATCTTTTGATTGTGTCTATTATATGTTTTACTTTGATATATTTTCTTGATTTGAGGGCTATCTCTATCAAACCTAATAATTTTTCATACTTGCTTTTGGTAGCGGTTTGGTCAAAATCACTTCTACGCTTAGTGGGTATTTTTATCCATTGGTCATTTAACACACTATATTCACCTAAACTTACTACAGGTTGTCTACTGTCTTGTACATATAATTCTACTGGAATAGTATGAATCTTTATATCATGTGTATCGTTATATATTGTTTTCTTAGCAGTAAACAACTCTTTATATACCTCATCAACAGGCAAATTACCCATGTCTACTAATATATGTAAATCTAAATCACTGTGCTTTGTATAGCTATATGCGGCATTACTGCCTGATATTGTTATGTCTTTTACATCTAAATCATGTACACCTAATTCTTCTAAAAAGTCTTGTGCAATCAGCATAAGCTGTTCTCTAACATCTGGGCGCAACTTAGTACCATTCCATAACTTAGGGTTAAGTTTGTCGTGGAATGTAACTGCATCACTTAGTTTAAAGCTATTAAGTTCTTTTAGATTCATTGTTTATTTATCATTAGAAAAGCCCCTTTCGGGGCTTTTTTTACGCTGCTTTTACTGACTTGATTTCGTTGCCATCTTTGTCAACTAATTTCATTCCCAGACTTTGTTGTTGTTCTAAGAACATTGGTCCAACTGTCTTAAGCAGATGTTCTTGATTTTCCATACAGAAAACATAACTACCACTGTGACGCAATAATACACGCTTGTCCATCCAGATGCGTCCACCTAAGTCACGCCAGTTTTCACAGAATGTCCAATCTTCGCTGTAGTAGCGATTCTGACGCACTGCTGTGTCAAAATATGTTTTCAAGTGTTGGTCATATTTTGGATCAAGTCCAATATCATTCTTGTATTGTTTAACAGCAGGATGTGAATTTAATTTTTCAAATACATGCTTCTTCATTAACAAGAAACCTGTGCCTGCTTTAGATACTTCTTGTAATCCGTCTGGACCTTCTTCAGCACCTTCAAATCCGTTAACTACCCATTTGATTGGCATAGTCTTCATTGGATACAATCCACCGATAACATCAACATCACGGTTCAATAATACTAATAGATGCCATGGCTCCCAGCCAATGTCAGCGTCAACAAAGAATAAGTGTGTTGCATCTGGCATGTCTAAGAACTTAGCAGTTAGTGTGTTACGGGCACGACTGATAAGACTTTCGTTGACCATTGTTTCCAATGTCCAGTCAATGTTTAATTGACGGGCTGTGTTAGCCCATTTAATGAAACTCATAAATGTGGATTCAGTCAACATACCACCATAACATGGCATAGCGATATGCACTTTGGTTGTACGCAAGAAATCTACATTTACTTGTACTTGACCAGCTTGTGGTGCTTGGTCTGCTGGAGCATCTGTTTTTGCAGCTTGCTCTGCTGCCGCATTTGCAGCGATTTCTTGTACCATTTCTACTGGTACTGTTTTTTCTTCTTTAGTTACTTTGGGTTTTCTTGTTGCCATATGGTCCTCTTGTTAAGATATAATTATTTACATCAGGAAGAGGGGTATGAAATATTTTTATTTTTCGTCTAGGTAATCAAATTTAGGTTCGACTGGTAATCCATCGCTACGCTCACGCTTTTTCATTTGTTCGGTGTCTCTTGCGACTCTTAGTTTAGCGACGGGTGAACCGGTACCGGTCAAGTCTTTTGCTACATGTGCCATAACATCATTATACTTGTTCTGCAAGGTGCTACCTAATTCAGCACCGGCTATAGTACCTCTTGGGTTTTTAGTAAGATATGCACCTGCTATTCCACCAGCAATTGCACCTTTTGCTCCTTCTTCTACGGGTTCAATCGTAGCACCCATCTTCATCTTTTCATTCACACTTTCTACGCCCATACCAGCATCTAATAACTTAACAACATTTGCTGCTAATGCAGGGTTACTTTGTGTAGCTGGATACAAACTCATTACCATTGCAGTCTTGCGTTTCTCGTTTAGTTTAGGCCACATTGAACGAATCTCACTAGCACTAGTAATACCAGGCCCAAACTCTACCGTTGGTAAATAAGCTATGTAAGCATGTTTGCTAAATGGTTGTAAATTTTTACTATCATATGGTTGAAAATATGCAGGACTACCATCTTTCTTTGTCCCACCTGGTTTAGGACTTTCGTTACGATCCTTCTCACTACGCACAAATATTAATACATCACCATTAGGGTCATAATTTCTTGTTATTTCTTCTGCTTTGAAAGGACTTTTAACTTGAACAAAATGTCCTTTCTTTACACCTGCTACCTTAGCAAGTTTTTCTTTAATTGCAAAAGGGAAAGGTCTTTCTTCTTGGCTGTCAGTAGCAGCCACATATACATCAGCACCAGGAAATGCTTTCAATGCTGATTGATATAGTGAGGCATGCCCTGCATGAAACGGGTGAAAGCCTCCGGGCATTATTACTATTGTACTCATTGTTGATTGCCTGTTATTGCCTGTAATAACGCTCTGGCTACTACACGGTCTTTTTCTTGTTCTTCATCTGATAGTTGAGCATATGGAATGTTCATCAACTTTTCACGCTGCTGAAGTTTTGCTTCTAACTTACCTGCTGCTTTTAATTTTTCTGTATCATCAAATTGTTCTGGGTGTGCTACAAATGCTTTAGCAGTTACATTCCATCCTTGATGTATTGCGTCACTAATCTTTTCAATATCTCTTTCACCTGCCGTAATTGCTTTCAATGCAAATTCGGCTGATTTCATATTAGCTTTCCATCCAAATGTATTGCCAGGACTACTGCGACCATAATGATATGCATCATCTAGTGCCTTATCACTAATTTGTGCTAATTGGCCTATGTCCATGCTTTCGTTTAGCATGTCAATATACTTTCTGAAAAGTTCTGTACTCATTTTAATAACTCAACTTCACGTAGTTAACTACACCTTGTTGGAAATCTACAATCTTTGCTCTCATATACACAAAGTTTCCAGTGATATTTGTATATTGACTTGCGTTTGGATTATCGCTTCCATTGAATTCGTAAACATCAAACCATTGATTATCTACTGTTGCTGGATTTGCTAGTGTAGCTTGGATGACGATATTACCTATAATGTTTGACACACTAAGGTTAACTGTCTGTAAATCTCTATTTCCTAAGTAATAGGCAGCAGCAGGTTGAGCATTCCCTACAACGGTGTAGGGCGATGCGTTACCCGGATTAACATAAGCTGTCTGCGGGAACAGAATAAGTGTAGTAGATTGGCTCATTATGCTCGTACCACTTCTACTACAATACTTTCACCGACTAATTCTTGTGCAACTTGCTCTAGTGCAACTTGAACATCTGCACCTACAAGTCCACCATTGTCGGTGTCTGAATCTTTAACGATTTTACTAAATTTGATGACTACTACATCTTCTACAATCTTTGCCATGGTAAATACTCCATTATTAATAGAGTATTTATCATTTCAGACAGGTACGGGTCGCTTTTCTAATTTATAGCGTTTTCCAAGCATATGGCCATACATTAGCATCAAATAGCTTAATGTGCTTTCATTATCATAGTCAATAGAATGAGTTCCGCTAGTATAGCGATAACTCCAACTATTAAGTGAAGCAATTGGGCGTCTGATATACTCATTTAACCATATTTTTAATGCATTACTTGGAACCAATTCTTTACTTTTCTTGATGGTATCATGCAAATCTTTAATAAAATTTCTTTCTTCAATATACTTAGATTTTAAATAAATTCTATACTTGTGCTTTGGTTCGTTGACATAGTACTTTGTACCAGCAAATTGCTCCAATTGCACTTCTGTGATTTTTACGGTAACTAGTCCAAGTTCCTTCAATGTAAGCAACAACTCTAAATTGTTGCTATACACTGACATGGTATCCATCTCAAGTCTGAAAGTTACGGACTTTTTGTTACTGTTACGCCAATCAATGAAGTTACTAAGTTCAGTAATCTTTTCCATTACTAAGGCTTTCCTATCTGGCCGTATTTTACGATACCCACCTTCATTTAATCGGTTGATTAAATCATCTGGAGTTTTAGCATAATTAGTAAATGATAATCCGTCGATACTAAATTTTGCACGGTATCTATGTTTGCCGTAATAGTTATTTTCCTTATATTCATAGTAATCAATATTAGGAACGTCTTTAACTGACCTCAATAATCCCATCTTCGTTCACCTTAGCTGTTAGTTTATGTGTTACTGCAAAATCAATTGCACCTTCGTTCATCACTACATTGATTGTAGCAGATTTAATGCGTTCAAACAAGACTTTTTTACTTAGAGGTACCCGAATCAACTCATCAATCTTACGTGCTAGTGGTCGTGCGCCCATCTTCTTATCATACCCTTGCTCTGCCAAGTATTCAACTACTGGCTCGGTCAAGTTCAATGTGATATCATGTTTGTCAACCAAACTCTTTTTCAAGTCATCGGTAAATTTGATAACAATCTTCTTAATAGCAAGTGTATCTAACTTGTTAAACTTGCAAATCAAGTCAACACGATTTCTAAATTCGGGCTTGAAGAATTCTTTCAATGCTTTATCATCTTCACCGGTCTTCTCTTGACTACCAAATCCAATGTTGTTGCGTTCACTATCACTACTACCCAAATTACTGGTCATGATAATGATGCTGTTCTTGCAATTAACTTGCTTCCCGTTGCTGCCAGTGATATGACCTTCGTCCAACATCTGTAAGAAGATGTTAAAGATATCTGGATGTGCTTTCTCAACCTCATCAAACAACATAATTGAATGTGGGTTCTTGCTCAAGTCGTTAATCAATCGTCCACCACTCACTTGGCTGTCACCAAACCCAACATAACCTGGGGGAGGTCCAATCAAACTACTAACGCTATGTTTCTCTGAGTATTCGCTCATATCATACTTAAGCAATGGCATATCTAAGTTCTTGCTCAATAGTTTAGCAAGTTCAGTCTTACCAGTACCAGTTGGTCCCAAGAACAAGAAACTACCAGTTGGTTTAGTGTCGTTACCAATGCCAGCAAAGTTAACATAGATGCGTTCAAGTACCTGTTGCACAGTTTCATCTTGTCCATACAGTTTATCTTTAATGTTTGATTCTAAGCTATGGATCAAGTCAAAGTTATCGCCCTTCATCTTATCAGCAGGTACACCAGTGAATCGTTCAACTTGGTCGAACACTAGTTCTTTAGTAATAATTGCACCCTTGTTCTCTGCTACACGCTGTTTAGCACAAGCGGCATCAAGTAAATCAATAGATTTATCTGGGTTTTTGCGGTCATGAATATAACGGTCAGCACTTTCAACTGCTGCCTTAATAGCCTCATCACTAATTTCAACATTGTGGAAGTCGTTTAGTCTGAGACTCAATCCATTAAGAATGCGAATTGTTGTATCGTGGTTAGGTTCATCAACTGATATACGATAGAACCTACGCATCAATGCACGATCCTTCTCAAAGCTATCGTAGTATTCTTCCCATGTTGTGCTAGCAATAACTTTAAGTGTTCCTTTAGTAATTGCTGGCTTAATCATGTTACTGAAGTCAACACTTCCATTGTTGGCACCACCTGCACCCTGCATAGTATGCGCTTCATCAATGAACAAAATAGTCTTTTTCTTTGTGTTCAATGCGTCTAGCACCTGCTTTACTTTTTCTTCAAAGTCACCTCGATATTTAGACCCTGCAAGCAATGATCCAATCTCTAAACTATATAATTGATGGTCTTGCAAGAATTCTGGCACTTCTTTGTTAATCATCATCTGTGCTAGTCCTTCAGCGATTGCCGTTTTACCAACACCGGGATCACCAACCATCAATACATTACTCTTGAACCTTTTAGCAAGTACGTTAATGATATCATCCAGTTCTTTACTACGACCAATCAATGGCTCAAGTTTACCTTGTGCTGCCAGTTGTGTCAAATTGATTGTATATTCTTCTAGTATTTCATCTGCTTGGTTATCAGTTAGATTACCAGTTTCGTTATGCTTATAATGTTTTTGCCAATGTGAGACAAACTCATTTTTGTTAATTCCATATTTCAACAAGAAATAATGTGCATGACTATTACCTTCTGCGGCAATACTCAAGTACAAATCTATAGTTGTAACTTGTCTGCGCCCGCTAAACAATACTTGCGTGACGCAACGATTCATTACACGTTCTAAGCTATTAGTTTTACGCGGGACTACTTCATCATCTTTGCTTACAATAGCATGTAAACTGTCCAAATAACAACTTATTTCCTGATTCATAGTGTCAATGTCTGCCCCAAAACTTTGCAAACATTTTTTAAATGAAGTGTGATTTATCAATCCAAGTAGTAAATGTTCCACAGTTACATATTGGTGTTTTCTTTCTTTTGAGTATTCAATAGCACTTTCAATAATACTATCTATTTCGGGTGAGTGGTTCATTTTTGATTCCTTTGTTGTTGATAGGCTGCAATACTATTTACTATCTGTTCGTCTATTATATCAGGTATGAATGGTTTAAACAATATAATTTGGTCTCCGTATTGACTAGTGTTGTAAATGGGCATGCCATGACCTGCTAATTTTAATTGCATATATGGCTGTGTTTTTGGTTTGACTGTAACTTCTAATGTCTTTCCAGACAATGTTGTGAATTCAAAACTAGTACCTACAATCAAATCTAGTACTGATATTTGATGATTACATAATAAATCATTACCCTGTCTATCGTATTTGAGATGTGGTTCAACTCTAAAGTCTACCATTAAACTAGCGCCATCTAAAACATTATCAATACGCATTTGATTGCCATTGTTTATTCCTTTAGGAATTTTAATAGTTACTGCATGAGTATTAGCGGGTGTTTGTAGTTTTAGTATTTGTTCACTACCATGATATGCTTGTTCAAGTGTGACTCCCACTGTAGTTCTGAATGCCTGCGGCTGTTGTCTTTGCTGACCGAACGGATTAAAAGGGTTACCTCCACCAAACATCTGACTAAAGATATGTTCAAATCCAGGCGGTACGCCACCTTGCTGATGGAATCCTTGCGGTGCAGGATTGTCGTATTGTTGTCGTTTGTCTGGGTTACTTAATGTATCGTAGGCCGCTTGTATCTCTTGGAATTTAGCCTTGTCGCCACCCTTGTCAGGATGATGCTGACTAGCTAGTTTTCGATATGCTTTTTTGATTTCATCAGGTGCTGCGTTTTTGGCTACACCCAAGGTAGTATAATGATCCATTCAGTAAGTATAGCATACTATGATGCTATTGTCAACAGTTTAGTTAGCGCCGGCAACCTTTTCTTTAGTACGGCCATATGCTGCAATACCCAAAACAGCACCCATTGCGATATGATATAGTCCTGCACCTTGTAATGTTAACGGTTGCCATTGACTAGTAACTTGCCCATGATTTAATGCTTGTAATAGACTCCAAAGAACCGGAAATAAAATGAAATCAGCAAAACATGTGGACATGTATAACCATCCCATTGCAGGACGCCATTTTGAATTTACCCAGTGTTCACTTTCTTTGTCATGTGCAACCAATACATCAGCACCACTTGCTGCGTTAGTGGGTGCAGCACCAGTTAATACTGGTTGTTGTCCACTTGATTGATTGATGTTTTGAGTACTTCCAAATCCTGAACTTGATTGTTGGTTGAATCCGGGGGAGTTGAAACTGTTTTGGTTGAACCCAGACGCTCCTGTTCCAAACGCTGAACTACTACCAAAGCCTGTTGTAGTATTTGTTCCATAGCTACTTCCTTGTGGAAATTGCGGAATCGTTGGATCCGCTGCTAGCAAATCATGGTGATCATCACTTTTTGCTACTGCTACATCTGCTGTTGCTTTCTGTGCTAATATCGTTGCCATTTTATAATCCTGCCATTGCTATATATGCTTGTATCTCGCTATCTGGTTTACCGTATAAGTTTACTGTTTCTAGTCCGGCACGTCTACGCATTTCGTTTAATTCTTCTTCGTCCTCGTTTTCTTCACGGTATTCATGTGGACTAATAGTAATCACTTGCTTTAATACTTCTGGGTCAGCATCATAATCTTCATCATTAATAGAAATAGTCCAATCATTTGGTGTTAACTCAGTGAGTGTTTCTAAGTCATCAATCAGTTCTACAATGCGTTCTGGTACTTTTGTTCTACGCTTCATTTCAACAAAAACAAGATATCTTCCAGGGCTTAATTCACCATCGCTAATGCTAGAATCTAGTATCCAATCGTATCCACGCTCAAACCAATCAACTAAATCATTTCCAGCAGCTTCGCTTTTAACAATAAATGCCAATGTTACTATATCACTATCTTTGCCCATTTTAGCAGCATATTCATCTACAGATACGGTAGGTTCTATTTGATCTACCATATCCAAATAATCTAAGCCTTCATTAATGATTCTTTTTGTCATGTTACACCTTACATTGCGGGGGCAGCAGTTGAGGCTTGAGGTTCTGCCATAGCATCAGTAGCTGCTTGGTTTTCTTCCGTGTCTTGCCCATCGTCTTTATCCAAATCTTCATCGTATGAATTATCTAATTCTTCCAAATCAATTGTCTGGCCAGCTAAGTCAATAGAACCTTCTTTGATATCATCTAGTAATTCTTTAGGGATTTCAATGTAGACAAACCAAACTTTCTTTGGTTTCATTTTTGGATATCTACTACCAGGTACATAATCTTCGTAATCTTTAACTTCTACTGGAACTTCTATCTCGCTTTTAGCAAACTTAACCTTACACCCAATCGCTACCAATCGCCTAGCACCTTTTGGGTTTGGCATTAAATCATATGGCCACATGAAAATGCAGTTAACAGAATAGCGTTTTACTATTGGACCTTGAACTAATTCTCCTAGTTCCCAGTTTCTGTATGCATATAAATCGGATTCGTCTAGTACTCTTTCAAAGTCTAGGAGGGTATTCATTGAACCATCACTGGTAAATATACCCTTTACGGTATCAATAATGCTGGTAAAATCAACATTGTCAAAGAAATTGTCGGCTGTTTCGTGCTTCATTAATATATTTATCTTTTATTGATTATTAGCACGAATAAGAAATACTTGACCGTAGCCTTATATTTAGTCTACAAAATTGTGTTAAAAGTCTGTTACTTTGCATCATCTAAATTGCTTTAAATAATAATGAGTATTATGAGTACTCACGCTCTTATGAAGGAGAAAATACATTGAGCAAACGGAAAACCAGTGCTTTACGCACTACCCAGCAAGATCCTCGCTTTACAAGCAAAAAAACAAATCAAACTTTTTACATGAAAGAATCAAAAACAATAGACTTTTCACAGGCTCAGAAATCTGTACGCATCAATAAAAGACCAGTACAGTTAGTTCCCAAATCACTGAATCAAGAAAACTACATTATCGCATTACTAGATGAGAACACGGATATCGTTGTTGTCACTGGTCCTGCGGGAACAGGTAAAACTTATTTGGCGATGCAGGCAGCTATTAAAGCAATGCGTGATGGTGAATGTGATAGAATCATATTATCCAGACCGGCAGTAGGGGTAGACGATGAAAAACACGGGTTCTTGCCCGGAGATATCAATCAAAAGATGGAACCATGGACAAGACCATTAATGGATGTATTACGTGAGTATTACACACAGGCAGAAATAACCCACATGTTAGAAGAACAAATCATAGAGATTGCCCCATTGGCATTCTGTCGTGGTCGTAACTTCAAACATAGTTGGGTAGTGTTAGATGAAGCGCAAAATGCAACACCTGGTCAACTCAAAATGATTATGACTAGAATCGGCGTCGGCAGTAAGATTGTAATTACTGGTGATATTGAACAAGCCGATAGAAAATCAGCCGACAATGGGCTACTAGACTTACAAAATCGATTGAGGAAGGGGGTGATACCAGGGTTGCAATTATGTACTTTTGACATTAAAGATGTTCAAAGGCACCGCATCATTGAACATGTACTAAACTTGTACAGTTAAAAAGAGGGGCAATTGCCCCTCTTTTACTTCTTCAATGTTTCACTTTCAGTATTGCTTTTTTCTAGTTGGTCAATTAGTGTAGGATAGATTCTTTTATAGTAATCATTTAATTTATTCCAGTCGGTATCTACGACTTTACCTTCTACTACACACTTGTCAACTTTCTTTTTACCATAATCCATGATAACATTGCACATCTGAAGGTCAGATGTTCTTACTCTTTTGGCAATAGAAACTTGTTCATCAATCTGCCCGTTTGGTTTGCGAACAAATACAATCAATAGATATCTCACGATGTTAACTCCACTAATGTCGCTGCTAAACTAATCTCAGGTATTCCTACTAACGGCAGTTGTGCAAGACCATTACGAATAAAGATAATACTTGCATCACGCTTTTCTTGTTGTGTTCCCCACAAGTCTAAGTTATCGTACATCCATTTATAAGTATCTTCAATACGTGTTGGATACAATGCAATATACTGCATCAGTTGCTGCCGCCCTTCAAGAATCTTACCAGCTTTGAACAATGTAGTTGCTTCTAGTAATAGTTCATGTTCACTGTTACCTTCTGCTTGTGGGGGCAATAGTTTACCTGTGCTACTGTTAACTTGTAATTGATTCAGACATTTACGTAAGTCTGGATATGCTACACGAACATAGCTATCCAATGTATCTAAATCAAACTCAATGCCCTCAGTTACAAGAACAGTTGCTGCCCTTGCGGTATATTCTGTACGATCGGGTTTAGCAATATGAAACTTGTGGCAACGACTCTCACGCAATGCTGGAATGATTTTGTGTTCATAGTTGCAAGTAAGAATGAATCTTACTGTATCAGCATATGCTTCCATGTCATTACGCAATGCTGCTTGAAACTCTGGACTAGTATAGTCAGCCTCGTCAAGCAATATCACTTTAAACTTACCGAAAGGCATAGTTTGTGCGAAACCATTAATCTTGTCACGCACAATTGCTACACCGTTCTCACGACTAGCATTGATTTCTAATACGTCATAATCTTCTACACCAAGTTCATGTATCAATACTTTTGCTAGTGTAGTCTTACCTGTACCCGGGTCACCACTCAACAATAGATGCGGGATAGATTGATTCTGTATCCAACCTTCTACTTGTTGTTTTTGTCGTTCGTCTACGAATACATAATCTGATACAGATTTCGGCCGGTACAACTCAACCCATAATTTATTTTTCATTTTCTAAGCATTTCAAAAGTTATAATGTGTGCTATACATTGACCCAAATCTTGGTCACTAGTAATGAGATGTAGTGCAGTATTGCGTTCATCTGTTCTAGGATCATATGTATTATACTCCATTACATATCCACCGTTAGCTGAATGTATAGTAAAGTTCATACCATTATGATCTAGTCTACGACCTTTACTGATAGGACTAATACCAATACTATTTGTAGCCACGTTTACATCCCTGTCAGAACGTGCGTTATCCCAATCTTCTCTAACCCAGCCAATAACTTTTTGCTTAAACCAATTTATCATTAATACACCTTGTCGCTAAATGTTTCGTCATATACTTGTTCGTCTGACGCTAACAGTATATCACTAGGATCAACTCTACGCAATGTTTTCTTACCCGTTTCATCTTCGATATCGATTCCACGTGTCCAGCGACCATGACTTACCATGACCCATAGTTCTTCATACAAATCAGGGTCTTTATTCTCTGCACCAATCTTGTATATCTTTCCCCAGCGAGGTCTGATGCCAGCACTTTTCATATCATCATTGGGTAATAGTATACCACTAGTTGTAATACGAACATCAAAACTCATATCATAAACAATGATATGTGCGCCGATTGGTTTGAATTGACTTTTTTTGAATCTATGCGGGTCGAATGCTAGTTTCTTTTCGTCAGTGTTTTCAAAGTCTAGTGTAATTTCTTCCATATTATTTCTTCTTGGTTGCTTTCTTCACTTCTTCTGCTTTTATTTTTTCAATTTCAACATCTTCTTCTGCGAAAGATTCTTCAAGTTCACGTTCCATTGGACTTAAGTCAGGTAACTCAATCTCTGCTGGTTTGGGTGCGTCTGGTTGTAATGTATTAGGTTTTTTCACAACGTTAGCAGAACGGTTACCTACAGTCTTAGCATAGTTATCACTAACTTTGTCTGTTACGGGTTTGATAATTCTTCCGTGTGCATCAATTGTGTCTCCACGTGCATTAACTTTCATATTACCCACTGCCCTAGTCTTTTCATTTCTAGCAATCAATGTTCCCATATCAACAGATTTACCCATTGCAGTTCTATAATTACTCATAATTTCTCCTTATTTTAAAAATTCGTCTATCGATAATTGATAGTACAAACTATTTATTCTGTGAATTCCTATCAAATACAATACATAGCTTGCCACGCTACTTCCTCGACCAACTCCCCATACAATATTATTTCTACGCATTGTATCAACAAGATACTTTAAATACTGTAGTAATGGGAACATGTTCCTGTCATGGAACTTTAATAGTTCATCCCCTGCCCGTTGCAGTTCTTCTTCGTTTTTACATTGGTCCAATACCCATTTAGCAATATCCATTTCTTGATATTCTACAGGCATTTGCCACTGTGATTGATTGTTACTGTCAAATTCTTCCAATGATAATTTACTATCAACATACTCTACTAGTATAGGTAGATTTTCATTGGATAGAAAAATATCATCTAACTTTATTTGTTTATCTACGAAACATCCTTTGATAGTTCGTATTGGATCACGCATGTATAAATCACAGAGGTCATTTTCTGTGAGAATAATTTGCCCATACATATCTGTTTTCATCTACGTATTGTAGCATGTAGTGTTGAGTAAATCAACAGTTATGGTTGTTTATCGTGAAAAATAATTTCTGTAGCAATGTGTTCTTTTTGCTCCCAATCTAATCCAACACTAGCCCAATCGCAATGTTGTTGCTTTATTAGTTTAACTATCTTGTCTTTTTTGTTAGTTTTGGTTAAGTCAGATATTGTAGTGCTACCATCTGTCCACCATGATTTATTACCAAACGGATGATTACTAGCAGTATCTATATCATAGATAAATTTAACATCATCACTTAACCCAGAACGTAGTGAGATACTGTTTATATGAAGTTTACCTTCAGTAATAGCATTTAGTTTAAGTAGTAACAGAATGGTTATAATTTGATCGTATGGTTCTTCTGGAAGGGTACATACTTTAATGTCTGCTTGCAGATATTTTTCTATAGCTTTTTTATCAGCATGTTCTACGAATACACTATTTTCCAAACATTCGTTTAAGAAAAAAGTTATTCTATCCATTGCTATATTTTGTTCTTTGATAGATGCTGTATCAACTTCCATGCCCAATGAAAGTTCGTATACGGTCATTAAGAAGTTTCCTTCAAAGTGTACCGCAGCTTGGAATGCGAATTCACGTTCTATTTTTGTTGCCAATTTCACCCTCTTTTTGTATGTAGACTTGATTCTTGAGGTTTTGTTTTTCCATAACCTGATCAAGTTTCTCGCCAGCTTCTCTGCGATAGCTTTCGATTACCATAGTAAGCTGATTGATTAGTGGACGATTACCCATTCTGTAGGCAAAGTTTAACTTATTCATTAAACCGGTTAGATCGGTTTGAATTTCTTCTAGTGTCTTTTCAGACAACTTTGCTCTGTCTAAGAATGGATGTTCCATTCAAATATTTAGTTAGGTTTTAGCTAACCATTATATTTTATGATACTGCACCCTTAATAATTGCAAATCCAAGTACTGGGGCTTCACCTGACACAACAGCAACTGCATTGTATACCTGTATAGTAAATGTGTTAGCACCCACTGATACAATATCAAACGTATAACTGTTCAAACTTCCGCCAGAACGCATATTCAATATAACTATATCTGATGTTGTACATACTACGTTAGATACAGCAAAGTTATTCCATGTATTAGCAAGAGTTGTGGTACTGAACAATGTTATTGAACCAGATACGCATGGAGCAGTCATTGCAACAGCAGTATTACGGTTAGTTCCCTGAGTACCTGTACTACCGGCACCCGCAGCGTATCCAACACCTGCAGTACTGTTGTTAGAAGTAATACCGCCTGCTGTTACACGAACGTTACCACCAAAGTAACTGTTACCTCCACCTACATACATTGCCCAAGCATTAGCATTAGCACTACCAAATACCATTGATGCTGTAGGAATTGGTGCTGCTTGAATATAGAATGTTGCTGCGTTGGTTGCTGTTACTACAGAGTTTGTTGCCGCATATGTAGGAGTAGCAATAGCATGTGCTGCTGCAACAGGTATTGTACCTGATGAAATTGCTATGTTATCTGTATAAGTAGTAGATATTGATCTAAAACCTAAATTACCTGTAACTGTTCCAACGTTCATATTACCAGTCGCTGCACCAGTCACAGTAAAGTTATTTGCTTGTACAGTACCATTAGCACCAGTCGTTGAGATATTACCACCGGTGATTGAACCAACTACGTTAGAATACCCAGGTACATTTATACCACTATTAGCAATTACCAATGCAGCAGTTGCGTTAGCATTAGCAAATATAGAAATATTACCATTACTGGTAATAGTAATATTAGCAGTACCATTTTGCATTAAACCACTATTGATTGTAGTGATGTTACCAGTAGTGATAACAGCAGTACCAGTACCAAAATTAGCTGCATTTGCATTACCAGTGATGTTAGCAGTACCTGTTATATTTGCACCAGTACCGGTGACAACTAATACGTTAGCCGTACCACCGACTGATATGTTAACGTTTCCTGCTGCTGCAGGTATGTTAACATTACTCGTAGTGTTTGCTAATGGACCATAATATGCTGCTGCTGTTAAATTACCTGTAAAGTTACCAGTACCCGCAATGTTAGCGCCAGTACCAGTAACAACTAGTACGTTGGCAACACCAACTGCTGAGATAACAACGTTTGCATTTGGAGTAGCAATTCTTACATTACTATTACCATTTGCTAATGTACCAATGATGTTGCCACCAAAGAAACTGTTACCTTGAGCAACAAACAATGCATAGTTGTTAGTTATAGTAGCATTGGCACCGCTTGCCGTTACATCCGATTGAATATAGAATGTTGCCATATTCGTATAAATCATTGCATTTGAACCAACTATTGTTGGAGTTGCAATTGCATGTATTGCTGCGTTAGCTACGGTTGCTGCTGCTTGATTATCAGTATAAGTTGCGGATACTGCCCTTAATCCTACATTACCTGCTATTGTACCAACGTTAACGTTACCAGTTGCTGCGCCAGTTATTGTATGATTATTTGCAGTAACTGTGCCATTTGCACCAGTAGTTGAAATATTCCCACCGGTGATTAAACCAACCACGTTAGCAGTGCCCGGAATATTAGCACCGGTAGCAGTCAAGACTAGTACGTTTGCCGTACCACCGACTGATATATTAACGTTTCCTGCTGCTGCCGGTATGCTAACGTTACTTGTAGTGTTTGCTAATGGGCCATAATGTGCCGCTGCTGTTAAATTACCTGTAAAGTTACCAGTACCCGCAATGTTAGCGCCAGTACCAGTAACAACTAGTACGTTAGCAACACCAACTGCTGATATGTTAACGTTTGCATTTGCTGCTGCGATACTAATATTACTATTACCGTTTGCTAGTGTACCGACAATATTTCCACCAAAGAAACTGTTACCACCACCAACATATAATGACCAAGCATTAGCATTAGAACTACCAAATACAAAATTTGCTGTAGGAATTGGTGCCGCTTGTATATAGAATGTTGCTGCGTTGTTTGCTGTTACGATACCGGCAGCTGTTGTTGAATACGTTGGCGTAGCAATAGCATGTGCTGCTGCAATAGGTAATGTACCAAGTGCTGCTACTACGTTATCAGTATATGTTGTTGATATTGATCTTAAACCTAAATTACCTGTAACCGTAGTAACGTTCATGTTACCAGTTGCGGCACCAGTTACAGTGTGATTATTTGCAGTAACAGTTCCGTTGGCACCAGTAGTAGATATATTACCACCTGTGATTAAGCCAGTTATGTTTGCGGTACCCGGAATGTTTGCGCCGGTTGCTGTAACTACGAATTGAGCAGTTGCATTTCCACCAATGAATGTTGAAACATTAGCACCTGATGTAAGTGTAATATTACTTGTACCGCTAATGATTAATGGAATGTTAGCACTTGTACTGAATATACCTTGAGTAGCACCTATGTTACCAACGTTAGCATTACCAGTGATGTTAGCAGTACCTGTTATATTTGCACCAGTACCGGTGACAACTAATACGTTAGCGATACCCACTGCCGATATGTTAACGTTTCCATTTGCTGCTGGAATGTTGACATTACTATTACCATTAGCGTAAGGACCACCGATAATATTACCACCAAAGAAACTGTTACCTGCTGCAACAAACAATGCATAAGAATTAGCAGTTGATAGTTGCAATGCACCGGCGTTTGCAGGTGCTGCTTGGATATAGAAACTTGCAGCATTACCTGCAGTAACTGAACTTGTTGTTGAATATGTTGGAGTAGCGATAGCATGTGCTGCTATATATGCTACTGCACCAGTAGCGGTTGGATCTGAATAAACTGCTGATATTGACCTAATACCCAAATTACCAGTAACTGTACCGACATTTAAGTTACCTGTTGCTGCACCAGTTGCAGTAAAGTTGTTAGCACTAATTGCTGCGTTAGCAGAATTGGTTAATATACCTGCTGTTGTAATTGACGCAATGTTAGTACTAGTAACGTTAAAGTTAATATTTGCGTTAGCAGTAATAGATACGTTACTGTTACCATTTTGTATTACGCTACTGTTAACAGTAGTGATATTAGCAGTTCCTATAGTAGCTGTACCTGGAATATTTGCACCAATTGAAGTAACAACCAGTTGAGCAGTTGCATTACCACCAATAAAGGTAGATACGTTACCACCTGACGCAAGTGTTATATTACTTGTACCGCTTCTTATCAATGGGATGTTTGCTGCGGTTGTTATGATTGCATTAACTGCACCAATGTTACCAACATTAGCGTTACCAGAAATGTTAGCTGTACCAGTGACGTTTGCACCAGTTCCAGTAACTGTGAATACGTTACTAGCACCGGCTGCACTTATAGTAACGTTTCCATTGAGTGTCATACGTAGGTTACTAGTACCATTCGCTATCGTTCCGATAACACTACCACCAAAGAAGCTATTTCCACCTGCTACAAACAATGCATATGGGTTAGTAATAGTAGCATTTGTGTTAGCTACAGGAGCACCACCAATATACATTGTTGCTGCATTTGTAAATGTAACTAATGTATTAGCAGCAGCTAAGTTAGGTGCAGCAAATGCATGTATTGCTGCGTTGGCAATTGTCGCACCAGATATTGCTGAGTTATCTGTGTAAGTAGAGAATAATGCACGAATACCTAAGTTACCTGTAATTGTTGATACGTTACTATTACCAGTTGCTACGCCCGAAGCAGTAAAACCATTAGATGTTACTGCGGCATTTGCTGCGGTAGTTATGATACCTGCTGCTGTTATAGATGCAACGTTGGCAGTACCAGTGACACCAAAGTTAACGTTTGCATTAGCAACTATTGATACGTTACTGTTACCATTTTGAATTACACTACTGTTGACCGTAGTAATATTAGCAGTTCCAATAGTAGCTGTACCCGGAATGTTTGCACCAATTGAAGTGATAACTAATTGAGCAGTTGTATTGCCACCTACAAATGTTGAGACATTTCCACTAGTGGCCATAGTAATATTACTTGTACCGTTAGCTACTACACCAATTATGTTGCCACCAAAGAAGCTATTACCCGCTGCAACATATAATGCATACGGATTAGTTATAATCATGTTTGTACTTTGCACTGGCGCACTTTGAATATAGAAAGTTGCCATATTAGTTGCTGTTACGTTGGTATTAGTTGCAGTAACAGTTGGTGTAGCGATTGCATGTATAGCCGCATTTGCTATTACTTCACTCGCTGTTGCATTACCTTCATTATATGTTGTTACTAGTGATCTAAGTCCTAAGTTACCAGTGATTGTTGAAACATTACTATTACCATTTGCTGCACCGGTAATAGTGTGATTATTCGCTGTAACAGTACCATCTGTAGAAGTAGTTGATATATTACCACCTGTAATTAAACCAGAAACGTTAGCAGTACCAGTAATGTTTGCCCCAGTACCTGTAACTGTTAGTACGTTAGCATTACCAGCTGATGATATGTTTACGTTACCATTTGCGGCCGGTATGTTAACGTTACTATTACCATTAGCTAATACACCAATTATGTTACCACCAAAGAAACTATTACCGCCTGCTACAAATAACGAATATGGATTAGTAATTAATGTAGTTCCTGAATTTGCAGGACTATTTGCTATATAGAAAGTTGCTGCATTTGTAAAAGTAACTGACGCATTAGTTGCAGTTAATGTTGGTCTATCAATCGCATGTATTGCTGCATTTGCTACAGTAGTTGATGCTGCTACAACACTATCTGTATATGTAGCTGCTAATGCTCTGATACCTAAATTACCAGTTACTGTTGAAACGTTAGCATTACCTGATGCAGCACCAGATGCAGTATGATTATTAGCTGTAATAGTTGCATTAGTAGCACTAGTTATAATACCACCAGAGGTAACTGACACTACGTTTGGTGTACCAGTTATACTAAAGTTCACGTTTGCGTTAGCAACTACAGACACATTACTATTACCATTTGTAATAGCAGTACCGGCACTGATTGTTAACCCTGTCAATTGACTACCGTTACCTATGAAGAATGCACCACTAACGTTACCGGTAGTATTGATATTTCCGCTACCTGTGTTCAATGTACCAGCTACATTAACACCTGTGCCTGTAACTACTAATATGTTAGCGTTACCAACTGCTGATATGTTTACATTACCATTTGCTGCTGGTATGTTGACGTTACTATTACCATTTGCTAATGGGCCATAATGTGCTGCTGCTGACAAATTACCAGTGAAGTTACCAGTGCCGGCTACATTAACACCAGTGCCTGTGATTACTAATATGTTGGCATTACCCACAGCACTAATATTAACATTTCCATTTGCTGCCGGTATATTAACATTACTATTTCCATTTGCATGTGGTCCAATTAAATTAGCAGCAGATAAATTACCAGAAAAATTACCTGTACCTGTGATGTTAGCACCAGTAGTAGTAATACGCATTCTTTCATTGGCAGCTAATGTTCCACCAGTAAAGAATATAATATTAGAACTGCTAGCAGTACCAATAGCTAAATTACTATTACCTGAATACATGTAAGCGTCTGATGCACCACTTATTGTCCAAGAAGCATTGCTCCATGTGTTACTTAATATACCAATATCTACGAAATTACTTCCAGTAGGACCAACTGTGTCATACACAGCAAAAGATGCTGACGCATTTGCGTTGACGTTTGAATTCCATAGGTAAGTTTGAATGTAGTTAGCAATATTTCCTTGAAACGCACCTACTGAATTGTTTGAACTATCATAGAATATCTGTGCGTTTCCTGTAGTACCGTTAGTATATAAACCAGTTCCAATTAAATTAGCAGCATTAACATTACCACTAAAGTTACCTGTACCAGTTATATTTGCACCTGTGCCAGTAACTGCTAATGTAGTGTTACCAGCAGAAACTATGTTTACATTACCATTAATTGATGGAATACTTACGTTGCTTGTTCCATTTGATACTGTCGCACTAACATCAGTCAATGCAGCACCATTTCCAACAAATCCAGTAGCAGTAATATATCCATTTGCTAAATTAGCAGAGAAATTAGCATTTGATTGTAAAGGATAATTACCTGTAGTAGTAGCTGATATGAATGGTAAATATGCAGTTCCAGTGGAAGTCAATGTAGCAGCTACATTTCCTGCTGTTGCTACTGCTAGATTAGCTACTTGTGTTGTACTTGTAACTACTAATGGTGCAGTACCTATTGCAACATTAGATATTAATTGCGGCGCGGTAATATTAGCAGTTGCTAATACTTGTGCTGTACCTAAATTACCTACGTTAGCATTTCCAGAAATATTAGCAGTACCTGTGATGTTAGCACCTGTACCAGTTACAACTAATATGTTAGCATTACCCACAGCACTAATATTAACGTTTCCGTTAGCTGCAGGTATATTAACATTACTATTACCATTTGCTAAAGGTCCAATTAAGTTGCCACCGGTAATGTTACCACTACCTGTATTCAATGTACCTGCTACATTAACACCTGTTCCAGTGACAACTAATATGTTTGCATTACCAACTGCTGATATATTGACGTTTCCATTTGCTGCTGGAATACTTACATTACTGTTACCATTAGAGATACTTGTTGTGGTAGTTGGTGTTGCAAACACACCGTTACCGTATAATACAGTACTAGTGCTACCGGTTAAATTTACAGTAGCAATGTTACCTATGCCAACTACGTTAGCTACTGCAACTGAATATGCATACAATGCATTACCTACATTACCAGTAACATTAGCACCAACAATTGAACGTAGTCCATTACCGTTACCAGTAAATACACCGGTGTTCGCAGTAAATGCTACCGCGGTTACCGTACCATTTACACCCAATGATGTTAGTGTACCGACACTGGTAATATTTGGTTGTGCTGCTGTTGTTAGTGTACCTGTGTAAAAACTAGTAGTTACTGTATTAGTTGTTGCATTAAATACTAATCCATTGTCTGTGCCTAATGCATAATTTCCGCTAGCACCACTACTATTAACAAACACTGGGTAATATGTTCCGCTTGATGATAATGCAGTTATATTTGCATAAGATGCTACATTAGCACGTGCCACGTATAAGTTAGGTACTAAAGTTGTACTAGTTACTACCAATGGTGCAGTTCCAGTTGCTACGTTAGATATTAATTGAGTAGCAGTTATATTACCGCTTGCTAATATTCGTGTAGTACCTAAGTTACCTGTGTTAGCATTGCCTGTAACAGTTAATCTTCCACCGGTAACTAAATTTCCACCAGTTACATTACCAGTCGCAACTATTAATCCACCGGTGCCTAAATTACCTACATTAGAATTTCCTACTACATTTAATGTTGTACCAATATTAGCAGCATATGTTACTGTTAAATTACCGTCGATAGTAATATTGCCAGCAGGAGAATCAACTCCCATTCGTCTCCAAATTATATCTCCGTTATAACTTGTAGCAGTCATTGTACCAGATGCAGTAGATACTGCAAATGCTGAACCAGGGACGCCTTCATATCCTATTTCTGATACTGTAATACTAGTTCCGCCGCCATCAAGAGATTTGATATAATAAGTAGTATTTGCAACTATTCCACCAAATGTTGTTCCAGTGAATACGATAGGAGACGATACAACTAGATTAGTGGTTGAACCAACGTTTATTAAATTACCACTAGAAACAGTAGCGGTTGCAGTTTTAACTACGGTATTTCCTCCACCCGAATTAAAAGAATCAGAGCAGATATACAAATAAGTATTATCTACTGCTACATCACCGGCCACATCTCCTTGCATTCCGGTTGGGGTAGGTGTTCGTTGTTGAACGGCTGTAGCTACTCTAGGTCTATTGATAGGACTTACATATAGTGTAGAACCGCAGTCTGTTGTAGTTATTAAGTAATTAAGTTGTGTTACACCGTAAGGTACAGTAACTGTAACTAATCCATCTATATTAACAAAATTCTCAAGTGTGCTTGTTCCGTTATTATTAGCATTATCTACTACAACGTTGCCCGAAAAAGCAATAGTTGCCAGTGAATTTGATACTGTTAAGTTCAATTGTACGTTAGCTTGTGTTCCTGCAGGTGCCCAACTACCAAAATTGAATTGAGTGTTTTCTGCTACGGTTCCATAGTGAACATCGGCTAATGATGTATTAACTAATACTGTTCCTGATAATGCCCCGCCTAAATTATACGTAGTAGCCCTAAAACTTCTAGTACTTGCATTGCTAATAAGTGTATTAGCCATGTCATTATTAACAGTAGTTCCTATTAATGCTTGTTTAACTACTACTTTATTTTGCAAGTCAGTAAGTTCTGCACCAGCCGTATTAAGGTTGGTTACAATAGATGCAAAATTATCTCTAAATCCTTGACTGTTGTTGTTAACGCCAGGGACTGGATAATTTACATTAATTGGGTTTGTGTTGATTGTACTCATTTTTTTATTCCGTTATATATATTTAGTATTGCGTTTTATCCGGTAAAATAGTTTCTCTTGGAAATAACACATAAAAATCTTTACTATTCAATGGAGATGGCACTGGGCTAGCACTAGGTAGACCGGTCCACGCAGGCGGATTTAAATTATTGTCCCAATTGTATGTTATAGTCTTGTTTACAGTAAATCTATCTATATTGAAGTTAATTTGATTTAAGGTATAATGAGTGAAATTGCCCTGAGGATTGACATATCCCCAATTATTTTCAATATTTTCTTTAATAGTCTTTGCAAATCCTGGTTTAGTATAGCATATCACCCATGCTTGAGTGTAACCCAATGTACTACCGTTTTCTTGTTGACTAGTCATCCATTTTGGCAATAGTGTACTATCATAGACCTGTCCTACAACTTCAGCTACTCTATTACGCATGTTGTATAGACTATTAGGGTATAGTATATTAGCATAACCCGGTGATAAACTAGTATAAAATTTTTGATTCAGTAGTTCTATGTAGCTTGTAAATATATTGGTTACGCTAGTATACCACGGTCCTAACTGCAAATCTATAAGTCTTGGCCAAAGTATTTCATTTTCTACACTAACCCCTTGAGGATTTACTAAATTATCTATGATTGAACTATATACTACTTCATATATTATTTCACCCGCATCATTTCTTGCAATAGCAGTCTTTAATTCACCTAATGTTATGTTTCTCCAATAGTGATTTTTTGTAACCGCTGCAATATAATCTTGTACGTCACTTGCATATATTCCATATGCATGGTCATATATAACACTTGATGCTTTACCAAAATAAACATCGTCTGCCCTGTACAACAATTCAGTTGGAATTAAACTTTCATCAGTGAGTAATGTTTCTAACAATTGCCTATCACTGATACTTGGTGCTGCTTCAATATATAAAACATCGGTTGGTTGATTGTATTTTTGATATACAGTAACTTTAAATGTTTTATTTGACCTTATTGTATTATATTTGATTGAATATGCTTGAATAGTAAACGTGAAATCAGTAGATGAATCTATTTGCAAGAATTTTTTTGTTGGCTGACTAGCTACAACACCTGTAATTTCCCCGTTTGATAACAATGTTAAGTTGGGTGGTAATGCGCCAGATACTAATCTATATGATAAATCAACATCAGCTACTGCTGCAACTTTTAAAGTACTAGCGGTTGAATTATACACCGTACCCAAATCATCACTGGTAGTCCATATTACAGTGTCAGTCAATCCACCGTACATCATTTTGAATTGAAAATTAAACACAGGTGAATGTATTGCAGTGCTATCTTGTTTAACTACTTGTGCAGTAAATTTATAGATATTAATACCAGGAGTAGTTCTAGTTATTGTACCTGTTATCCATCCTGTATTAGCGTTAAATGTTATTCCATTGGGTAATCCTGAACATATGTATTTTAGTTCATCTCCGTCAAAATCATATCCAATCAATTTAAACGCAAAATAGTTATTACTTTCAAATGTTCCTATTGATGCATTAGTTGTAGTAGGTACTGACGGTAATATATAATATCCATAGTATGGATCACTATCATTAGGTGCTATTGTTAATGGACGAGTATTCAGTATGGTAGGTGCTCTAGTATTGATACCCGGGCCGCCTTTTCCTCTAGATAAATTTTGATTTATAACTGTAATTGAATATGATTGAGTAGCAGTGCCTAATAAACTTAGTATTCTTAATACAAAATTATACGTCCTTATAGTTGGAGTTCCTTGGGTAGTCTCCGGTAACGTAACAGTCATTGAACCAGTCTCGTCTGTTAATGGTAATACACTACCATTTTGTGTACTAGATATTGATATTGCATTATTAACAAAATCAATATTTTTTATAAAATAAGTCTGTCCTTCTTCAATTCCGCCCAATGTGTTACCACCAAAAACAACTTGTCTTCCAATAGTCATTCCCAACACGTTTAAGCAATATATATAATCTGTGTTTGCTTTGGTGCTTAATCCAACTGTTATTACTTGATTAAATGTTTCTAATAATAATGGTGGTTTTGGATACCCTTGTATCAATCCACTAGTACTTACTTCAAGCCCTGGTGGTAGTAAACCACTTTGCAATTCAACATCTATTCTATTGTTAGGATCTGGATTAGAATAATTTATTTGAATTTGAGTCCAAACACTATCATTTGTAGTTAGTAATTTTCCACTTGGCGTAGTAAAGCTAGGTATAGCAGTACCTGTCACGATGATACTAAATGTTCTATCACGTATGTTATTTAAATTGTCAGTAGTACGAATAGTAAATGTGGTTGTAGTATCGTTAGATACTAAAGTGGGAATTCCTGTTATCGCACCATTCGTAGTATTCAATACTAAATTTGTAGGCAAGCTGCCTGATAAAATTTGATAAGTTAAGCTAGTGGCAGGTCGTACTGGTGTAGCTTTTAAAACAAATCTCATTGAACGTCCGTAAGGAAAACTCCCTATAGAACCTGCTGCTGTAATCCAAGTTGGTTGTGCCATATTATGTTGTTAAATAATGCATCGCTATTTCGTAATGATGCTTTCTATCTTCTAATCCAATAGTACCGCCGTTGATACGTTTAGTCAATGTTACGAAATCACCGCTATCACAGTATTGATTTAGTTTGTTGTTATCCCAAAACCATCCTGCACTTGATACAGCACCGTTGGGTGTTTCTAAATATGCAACAGTTTCTTCTAAACTCATTCCTAAATCATTTGCAAACTTAGTATAATTATCACGCCCGGTCAATTGAATCAATCCGCGACCACAGAAACGATATCCATCACCACTATTTTCATCACCATTCTTCATGCGGTTAGCATATACACGATTAGCAATACGTTCTGGCTTTTTCGCATACTGATTAGCAATATCTTCATTTGGAAAATACTTCTTAAATGTCCCCATCAGTCCTTTAGCACTATAGTTTAGATTTTCTTTGATAGCAGTATAACCACCACTCTCATGTGCAGTTTGTGCTAAGAAGCCTGCTAATCGTGCTGGATTGTCGTTCATTTCATAATATTCTGCTACAGTGTTCAAAGGCTCAATGTATCCTTCAAGAATACTTACTTTTGTTTTGGGACACATGTGTGTTAATAAATCTAATGTTACCATATTATTTCCTATTATGCGTATGTAGCACCAACTGTATACCATTGTGTTGTTGTAGGTGCAATATATTGTAGTGTAGCCAATGTAGGGTGAGTAAATGCTGCGTTAGCTGCTAATGAATTGATTATACCACTCGCTGCTGGATATACTAATAAACTGTTTGCGCTTGTGTTAGTGATAGTAATTACCATACCTGCTACTGCTGTTGGTAGTACTACCCCTGCACCAGTTGCTACTGTAGATACAACATTTATTTCTTTAGTAATCGCAGTAGCATTTGCTTGAACTGTGCCTGCCGCTGATATACTAGTACCAACTGAACGAATGTGGTATGACGTTGCTATTACATTAGCACCAGTGATGTTACCTGATACGTTTGCAGTACCAGTGACACTTAGTGTATTAGTTGGTGCAGTATTGCCAATCCCCACGTTGCCGTTAGAGTCAATACGCATCCGTTCTGTTGCGCCAGCCAGCATGAGTAACGCTTTGCTGGCTCCAGCTTGAATTACGGCATTGTTATCCGCACCGCTAACAATAGAATCAGATGAGCCCAATCTAACGGCTTGAACACCTGCAATGTCTATTTGCAAGAACCCATTGTTAACATTTAGCTTGGAGCTTGGCGACGAAGTACCAATCCCCACGTTGCCGCCGGTATCAACACGCATACGTTCGCTACCCGAAGTGCTGATACTTACCGTGTCTGCTACAATACTTCCAATACCTGTATAAGTATTCGCTGCTGCTTCTTGCGACAAGAAACGAATGCCACCATACATACTCAATTTTGGATTGCTTGCGGGTATAGTGCCACCAATACCTACATTACCACCAGTGTCAATACGCATACGTTCGCTACCACTTGTGTAGAAGGTCATTGGCAAATATGTACCAGTGCCAACATTGCCAGAACGAATTGATGTTTCAGTAGCTACTGTAAGTGTTGATAGTATGCTAGCATTCCCGGCGTCAGAGTTGTTATAGAGATTTAACTGTCCTACTGTTCCTGTTCCTTGTGGAATTACGCCAACAATAGTACTACTATTGGCTGTGATAGTTTGAAATAAGGTTCTACTTGTGTGGGTAGCAGTACTAAATTCACCAAATATACGTTGTCCAGTTGAAATGAAAGCTAAGTTGCCACTAGTTGTAACACTTGTTAGTGTACCTGTACTTGTGATATTTGGTTGAGCATTTGTTGTTACAGTACCTGCTGTAGTTGCACTACCTGCTGTAGTTGCACTTGTTGCTGCACCTGATAGTGCTCCAACAAATGTTGTTGCGGTAATAGCACCATTCGCTAAGTTAGCACTAATCAATGTATTACTTGCGTGAGCATAATTTCCAGTAGTATTTGCATTTACAAATACTGGATAATAAGTACCAGTATTTTGTGTTGTTACTACACCAAAATCTGCAACATTTGCATACGCAACATTTAGATTTGCTACACGATTTGTACTTTGTACACTAAACGGAGCACCAGTTGCAGTTGCTATGTTAGATATGAACTGAGGACTAGTTACATTAGCACTTGCTAATACTTGTGCTGTACCTAAATTACCTACATTAGCATTACCAACAACGTTCGCTGTACCCGGTATGTTAGCTCCAGTCGCTGTCACAGTCAATTGACTTGTTGTATTTCCAGTAACAAAGTGTGAAATATTTGCATTGGCTGTTATAGTAATATTACTATTACCATTTTGCATCAATCCACTATTGATAGTAGTGATGTTACCAGTAGTAGCCACTAATGTTGTTGTGCCTAAGTTACCAGTGTTAGCATTACCACTAACATTTGCTGTGCCAGTTATATTAGCTCCAGTACCAGTGACAATCAATACATTAGCAACACCTATTGCTGATATGTTAACGTTTCCATTAGCAGCAGGAATACTTACATTACTATTTCCATTAGCTAATATACCACCAGTAAGATTACCTGAGATATTACCAACAAATGTAGTAGCTATTATTGCTCCATTTGATAAATTAGCACTAATACTTGTATTAATTACCGCAGATGCATTGCCATTTGCACTTGAAGTAGTAAATGTTGGATATACTGTAGTAGCAGTAGATGTATTCTGTAATAATGCTGACGCATTTGTTGCGCTGGTTGCATTAGGTACAGTACCAGTTACATTTGCACCTGCTATTGCACTTAATCCTGAACCATTACCTGTCAATACATTACCAAATGTAGCAGAACCAGTTTTATCAACTTTAAATTTACTTGTACCGCCAACTTGTAAATCCATTAATAATGAACTTGCAGCAGATGTAGAGTCAGTTATATTTGCTAATATAGCAGTGAATGTGGTAGATGTGTTTACCCATTGTTGAGTTATATTTAACGCCGGGACGGATGTGTTGGACAATACACCGGTACTAGCTGTTAAAATAGGTGTAGTTATTTTGCCAGTTGTATTGATATCGGGTAAAGTACCTACTGTTGCACCAGTAGTTGTGGTGAAATTATATGACCACTGTCCCCCTCCCTGGGTTGCATAATCAGTCATCGTGAAATACGTTGTTTGTACACCTGACGTTGTTGAGAACCATATTTGATATGAAACTGCACCAGCTAGTGGTTGAATATTAACACTAACTGAACCTGTTGGGCCGGTTACCGATGCGCTTTGTTCACCGGTTGGTAATGAGAACCCGCCTATTCCATCAGTTGCAACTATTCGGAAATAGTAAATATTTGTAGCCAACGATCCACCTGTAGTGGAAGGTGCAAGAGTAGCTAGAACAGGAGTTCCAAGTCCAGTAGATTGCAAACCATACGTTTTTATAGAACCGCTAAAGAAACTTGTTCCATTCCCTACGTATAACGAATATGGATTAGTTATTGTAGCATTTGTACCACGTAAAGGTGCACCAGCAATAAAGAATGTTGCTGCATTAGTATATGTAGCGGCTGTATTTGCTGCTGCTAATGTTGGCTGTGCAATAGCGTGTATTGCAGAATTAGCTATAGTTGCACTTGCTGCTGCTGAGTTATCTGTGTATGTACTTGATATTGCACGAATACCTAAGTTACCTGTTACAGTCGATACGTTAGCATTACCAGTTGCTGCACCAGTGGCAGTGTGATTATTTGCTGTGACGGTACCATTAGCACCAGTAGTTGTTATATTTCCACCTGCATATAAGTTACCGCTTATACCAGCGCCACCGGTTACTTGTAATGCACCTGATGTGGTGCTAGTTGCAGCAGTGCCTGAAGGTATTGTAACTCTAGCAGCATTTGCAGTGAAGAATGTATTACTGCCGGTGTTATCAATTAATCCAAAAGAACCACCTCCTGTAATTTGAATATTAGCTATTCCAGAAGTTCTAAAGTACAGTCCTGTATTGTTGGCAATGTTGTTGAAATCACCAATAGTTGGAGTATTTCCGCCTGCTGTATTTACCGCAAAGTTTGTTCCGTATCCGGTTGCAGCAACACCAACAGCAAAATTTCCACTAACTTCAATATTTCCAGCGTTAACATTACCGGATATATTAGCATATCCGGATATATTTGCACCAGTCGAAGTAACAACTAGTCTATTTGCACCTGTTACTGCAATTGCAACATTTGCATTTGCAATAATTGACACATTACTATTACCATTTTGTAATAACCCGCTATTGATTGTAGTTATATTACCAGTAGTAATAACAGCAGTTGCCGTACCTAAGTTACCGACGTTAGCATTACCTACTACGTTAGCAGTTCCCGGTATGTTAGCACCAGTCGATGTCACAGTCAATTGACTTGTTGTATTTCCAGTAACAAAGTGTGAAATATTTGCATTAGCTGTGATACTTATGTTACTATTGCCATTTTGCATTAACCCACTATTGATAGTAGTTATATTGCCAGTTGTTATGATAGCAGTGTTTGTACCTAAATTACCTACATTAGCATTACCAACTACATTAGCAGTACCCGGTATGTTGGCACCAGTAGCGGTAACAACTAATTGAGCAGTTGCATTACCTGTAATGAATGTAGAAACATTTCCGTTAGCAGTTAATGTAATGTTACTATTGCCACTATTGATTAATGGGATGTTAGCACTTGTTGTAAATATACCCTGAGTTGCACCAATGTTACCTGTATTAGCATTACCAGAAACATTAGCAGTACCTGATATGTTTGCACCAGTTGAAGTGATAACTAATCTGTTTGCACCTGTTACTGCAATAGCGATATTAGCATTGGCAGTAATTGATACATTACTGTTACCATTTTGTAATAACCCGCTATTGATAGTAGTTATATTACCGGTGGTAGCAACTAATGTAGTTGTACCTAAATTACCAGTGTTAGCATTGCCACTTATGTTTGCAGTTCCAGTTATGTTTGCGCCTGTGCTAGTAAACACTGCAATATTAGATAAAGTTTGAGTAGTTGTGCCTGTAGTTAGTGCAGTAGAAACTTGAATAGCTATATTGCCGGGCGCACCTGCACCACTTCCTTTACCACCTGCAATAACAGTAGTTCCACCTGCTTTATCAGTTCCAACTCCTGTTCCTGCATTCATTACTAAGTTACCGCCTTCACCTCCACCGGAATTTCCACCGCCGCCGCTTGCTCTGACAGATGCACCAAGACCACCGCTTGTACCTCCTATTAGTTCCGCATATCCTCCAATGCCATTAGCAGAAGCAAAACCACCTGCAATTCGTACTGGTCCTCCAATTGTATTTCCAGTTGCGTTACCATTACCACCTAAAACTTCAATATTTCCGCCTATTTCAAAATCACCTGCAATTCCTATTTTTCCTGTAATAGCCAGTCCACCGGCTGAATTATTGCCTGTAATAGTATTAGCATTTATATTACCTGTGCTATCGATATTGCCAGAAACTGTTAAATTAGTTAATACACCATTGGTAGCACCTATATTACCTACGTTAGCATTACCAGAAACGTTAGCAGTACCAGTGATATTTGCACCAGTTGATGTTAAAACTAATCTGTTTGCACCTGTTACTGCAATTGCAACATTTGCATTAGCAGTAATTGACACATTACTATTACCATTTTGTAATAACCCGCTATTGATAGTAGTTATATTACCTGTAGTGATGATTGCTGTAGCAGTGCCTAAGTTACCGACGTTAGCATTACCAACTACATTGGCAGTACCCGGTATATTAGCACCAGTAGCAGTAACTACAAATTGAGCAGTTGCATTACCAGTGATGAATGTTGAAACATTTCCGTTAGCAGTTAATGTAATGTTACTATTGCCACTATTGATTAATGGGATGTTAGCACTTGTAGTGAATATACCCTGTGTAGCACCTAAATTACCTACGTTAGCATTACCAACTACGTTAGCAGTACCTGCAATATTAGCACCAGTAGCAGTAACTACAAATTGAGCAGTTGCATTACCAGTAACAAAGTGAGAGATATTTGCATTAGCAGTAATAGTAATATTACTATTACCATTTTGCATCAATCCACTATTGATAGTAGTAGCGACTAGTGTTGTTGTACCTAAATTACCTGTGTTAGCATTGCCACTTATGTTTGCAGTACCAGTAATATTTGCACCCGTACCAGTAAACACTGCAACATTAGCTACTGTTTGATTTGCAGAACCAGATGCAATTGGAGTAGATACTCGAATTGCAACATTGCCTGGAGTTCCCGTACCAGTTCCTATTCCACCTGTAATAGTAATGATACCGCCGTTTGTGTTAGTGCCTCTTCCTGCACCGCCTCTTAATAACAAGTCACCTCCACCGTTCAAAGCATAAATAGAGGATCCGCCGTTTGCTTGAATTAACGCTCCGGTGCCTCCGCCCGAGCCACCTACTAAGCCTACATAGCCCCCAGATCCATTTGCAGAAGCGGACCCACCAGAAATAGTAACTACTCCGCCGAGGGTTGTCCCTGTTGAATTGCCATTACCACCTTGTATGCCAATTGATCCACCTGGTTGACCATTACCCGCAGCCCCTATCGTTCCTACTATATTTAGTCCACCTTGGTAAGCATCATTCCCTACAATATAATTAGCATTTATATTACCTGTGCTATCAATATTGCCAGAAACTGTTAAATTAGTTAATACACCATTGGTAGCACCTATATTACCTACGTTTGCATTACCAGAAACATTAGCAGTACCTGATATGTTTGCACCAGTTGAAGTGATAACTAATCTGTTTGCACCTGTTACTGCAATTGCAACATTTGCATTAGCAGTAATTGACACATTACTATTACCGCTTTGTAATAACTCGCTGTTGATAGTAGTAATATTACCTGTAGTAATAATAGCAGTAGCAGTTCCTAAGTTACCTACGTTAGCATTGCTTGTTACATTTAACAATGTAGTAGACAAATTACCAGTTGCTGCATTGAATGATAAGTTTGCATTACTTCCTTGTGCAAGATTACCGGTTGTATTTGCATTAACAAATATTGGATAGAAAGTTCCAGTTGTTTGAGTAGTTACAACACCAAAATCACTTACGTTAGCGTAATCGACACTTAAATTAGCAACACGGGTGGTACTTTGTACGCTTAACGGGGCAGTACCTATTGCAACATTAGATATTAATTGTGGTGCGGTAATATTAGCAGTTGCTAATACTTGTGCTGCTCCCAAATTACCAACATTAGCATTACCAGAAACGTTAGCAGTTCCGGATATGTTTGCACCAGTTGAAGTGACAACCAATCTGTTTGCACCAGTAACTGCAATAGCGATATTTGCATTTGCAGTAAGGTTAATGTTACTGTTACCACTTTGCATTAAACCGCTATTGATAGTAGTTATATTACCAGTAGTAGCGACTAGTGTAGTTGTACCCAAGTTACCAGTGTTAGCATTACCAACTATATTAGCATATCCGGGGATATTAGCACCAGTAGCAGTTACGGTTAATTGACTAGTCGCATTACCAGTAACAAAGTGAGAGATATTAGCATTAGCAGTAATAGTAACGTTACTGTTACCATTTTGCATCAATCCACTGTTGATAGTAGTAATGTTACCAGTAGTAGCGACTAGTGTTGTTGTACCCAAGTTACCGGTGTTAGCATTACCGGATACATTTGCTGTTCCTGATATGTTTGCACCAGTTGATGTTACAACTAATCTGTTTGCACCTGTTACTGCAATTGCAACGTTAGCGTTAGCTGTAATAGCAACATTACTATTACCGTTTTGCATTAATCCACTGTTGATAGTAGTTATGTTACCTGTAGTGATGACAGCAGTATCAGTTCCTAAGTTACCTACATTTGCATTACCAGTTACGTTTGCTGTTCCACTTACATTAGCACCAGTGCCAGTAACTGTCATAGTTGTGTTGCCAACCGCAGTTAGTGTTATATCGCCATTTGCACTTGCTATTTGAACATTACTATTACCGTTTGCTAAAGGACCGTAATGTGCTGCTGCTGACAGGTTGCCAGTGAAGTTACCAGTACCTGCAACATTTATTCCAGTACCAGTCACTACTAGTAAGTTAGCGTTACCTATAGGATTAAAATTAATATTACCGTCTGCAATTAAGCTGATATTACTATTACCATTAGCTAACCTACCAATGAAATTATTTGATGTAGTGTTGCCTGTTACAACTAAACTAGTTAGTGTACCTACACTCGTGATGTTTGGTTGAGCATTATCAACTACTGTATTAGCTATGATAGCTGCATTTGCAGTACCATAAAATCTTCCAACAAAATAGTTAGCACTTGCAGTGTTACCTAAATTAGCATTTAATGATGTTACATTACCACTGAAGTTAGCAGTTACCCCCTCTACATTACCAATCCACGCTGACCCACGAACATTACCTAAACTATTATACGACACTACTTCACTTACAAGAACCACGTTACTACCAAACGCAAACTCTCCGTTACTGTTGTCCCAACCCATAAACGCAGTCACTGGTGCTGTTGTATAATATTGTAATGCAGTTCCTCTATCTTTGCCGTCATTAGATACCAATGCATTGCCGTTTGGTCCGCCGCCTAACGAAATAATAGGATCCTCAACGTTGAATGATTCTATGTTATAATATGTTGCATTACCTTGTACTGTTAAATTACCTAAAATGAAATTATTAGCACCACCAAAGTAAGTGCTACCATTTGCAATATACAATGAATATGGATTAGTAATAGTTGAGTTAGTACCTGCTGCCGGACTATTTGCAATATATAATGTTGATGCATTAGTAAAGGTTACTGAAGTATTTGCTGCCGCTAGTGTTGGTTGTGCAATAGCATGTATTGCAGAATTAGCTATTGTTGCACTTGCGGCAGCTGAGTTATCTGTGTAAGTACTTGCAATTGCACGAATACCTAAATTACCTGTAACAGTAGAAACATTAGCATTACCTGTAGCTGCACCTGTTACAGTATGATTATTTGCTTGTACTGTTCCATTACCGCCGTATGTTGATATATTACCGCCCGCTGTAACTGCGCCACTAATATTTGCAGTTCCGTTAGCTACTATTCCACTATCATGTATAGTAAATCTAGCAGTTGAATTACCAGTAATATATGTAGTAACATTTGAATTACTTGTAATAGTTACATTACTATTACCTTGTTGAATTATAGGTATGTTGGCACTAGTATCAATAATTGCTTGAGTCGCACCTATATTACCAACGTTAGCATTACCAGTTACATTAGCATATCCAGCAATATTAGAACCATTTTTAGTGATAATCATGGTAGTAACATTATTAGCAGTGAAACTAATGTTGCTATCAATATCTACAAATATATTACTATCACCGTTAGCTAATGTACCAAAGAAGTAATTAGCATTTATATTATCTGTAACAATGTTGCCCGGGCTTACAGTAAGTACATTAGCTAAGTTATCCCATAAAAAGCTGTTACTACCATATAAAGCGTAATTATTATTAAACTGTACTTGAGTATCTAATCCACCTGCACCACCGCTACCACCTCCGCCTGCTGCCCAAGTAAGATTTCCTAGTCCGTCAGTAACAATAGTGTTACCTGCTGAACCTCCCATTATTTTAAGATTTCCTATATTACTTACATAAACATTAGAACCAGTGAAACTTGCATTACCAACTACATTTAGTTGTACCAAATTACCTAAACTAGTTACGTTTGGTTGTGCATTTGAAGCTACTGTAAGTGTACCATTAAAATTAGCTAAACCGTTATTAATGTCTGCAAAAGTATTAGAATATACATGATCAGGATCTATATCAACTATTAATGTTTGTGTAGAACTAGTAATTACTGCACTGCTACTACCATTACTACCACGACCAATACTTAAAGAACTAGTAGAAACTTGTACACATGCAATATTTGCAGAAACAACAACGTTACCCGTAGGATAATTAACAGTTATACCAGCACCCGGAGTTCTGTTAATAGATGTTACAGTTGCGTTTGCGTTCGCACCAAATAGTTGGTCAAAGTTATTCTGTACTTTGTTAAAAGCTGTTCGTATGGCATCTGCTGCTGGATCATCTGGGAATGTTCCAAAATCTATATTTTGTTGAGACATGTTAATGTTACCTATTTATAATGTATTTATCGTTTTAAAAGAAACAGTGACCCAAAAAAATACCCGACCTAAGCCGGGTATCTAAAGTACGGTGTTATTATAGCCCGCTTAATTTTAAATAGTCTTTTAACAAATCTGTAGACTCTTTCATTGGACTACCTAAACCATCAACTCCCATGCGAGATTTTTGACCCGCAACAACTGGGATAGTTGTTTGACCGGTAGATTTTTGTTTATTCAATCCACCACTGATAACTTTAGTCATAAAATCAATATCGGCTTCAAATGATGCGTCTGTACCGTTTTTACCGGCTTCATTAGCCCATTCATCTATTTTTTTCTTGTCTTTCTTGTCATCATACTCAATGTCTTTTTTTACTTTTTTGCCAGCTTCTTCTGCCTTGTCATCATCTTTGCCTTTATGACCCTCGTCATATTCAATATCTTTAGCGACTTTCTTGGCGGCTTTTTCTGCTTTGTCATCTTTCTCACTAGTTGATTCTTCTGATAACAATGCTAATTTCTTGTAAAGATTAGAAAATGATTCTGCCACTGTTTCACACTTGCAAGGACTGCAATCACATTTTTTGCAAGAGTCATTTGCATTACCTTCTGCTACGTTTTCAGCATCATCTACTTCTGTCTCAGCTTCAGCTTCATCATCGCCATCTTCAGATACTGGTTTTGAATATACTTCGCCTTCTTCTTCATCTTCACCTGCGTCCGCTGTTGCTAATGCACTATTAGCTGCTGCATTACCTGCAACATCAGCATTAGTATTATCAGCACCGGAATCTGGAGCATTTGTTTCAGCTACTTCGTAAGCCATTTGATCTTCTGATTCTTGTTCGCCCATAACTGGTTGTCCCTGTTCGTCATGACTCTGGTCAGCTGGTTGCTCACATCCACATTCCATCATTCCGCATTCATTGCAAGGCTCTTCACCTTCGTGTGAATGACCTTCTTCTCCGTAACCTTCTTCATCTGCGTAGTCGCCACCACTTTGCATCTCACCACCAGATAACTTCTTCATCAATGCCATCATACCATCATGATCATCAACTACTTCAATGCCACCAGGAGCTTGTGTTGAGCCTTGTGGTGCGCCATAACCATTTTGTTCATCACCGCCAAACAATCCCATGCCTGCTGATTTGATGATAGATAGTAACTGATCTGCTTCACCGTCTTGTGCTGATACACTTACTGAATCAGGAGATCCTTGTTGACCTTTACTGATTGAAACAGTCATGCCTTCTGATACTTTTTCTTCGCTTTCAAGCAATGAATTCAATTGCTTGTCTAATGATTCAAAAGCAAATTCATCTAAGTTTGAATCATAGCGTGTTCTGTCAGTAAATGTATTTCCACCTACTTTAAATTTACTACCATGTGGTGTTTTAGCAAGACCAGCAGTGAAAGCATTGCCTTCGTCCATACCCATGTCATCAGCACCATAGCTAGCCATTTTATTAGTTACTGGATTTTCATCAACTGCTGTACGACCTAGTATAGGCATTTGACCATAGCATTCATCTAGCCCTTCTTTAAATCCGTCATGATAGCAACGTGCTTCTTCCATATCATCGTGTGTGCAATTATATGGCATTTTTCTTAGTGCATGACTCTTACCTTCAAGTCTCGCTGCTTGTAAATGATGTTCCATACCTTCTTTCACTTTCTTTTTATCTTTAACGGCTTTCTTCATTGGCTCTTTCTTGTCACCGTCTTTGTCCATGTCTAAGAAGTCTGGTTTAGCAGCTTCTTCTACCTTTTCTATATCTTTAGTAACTTTCTTACCAATCTTTTCAGCCTTGTCATCTTTCTTTGCTGTCTTGTCATCTTTCTTAGCAAAAGGATTAACACCCTTCTTGCTTTCTAATACATCACGGTTAGCTGTGCTTAGTGGACTTGATTGAGCAAAGTGTTGTGGTGCATCAGCTTCGTGCATCTTGCTTAATGTCTTAGCAAGTTGTGCTTGCTTTTCTGTCTTAGCAGGATAATCTTCTTTATGTGCTAACACCTTTGCTCTAAACTGAGCAGGAGTCATATCATGTGATTTTGCTTTAGCAGTGAATGCACCTTTATTTTTTGTAGCATCTTTGATCCAATTATCGCCTGTTTCTTTCATTGGTGCAACTTGTGATCCTGCCCCTGCAGCGGGTGCAGCACCCGGAGCTGGTTGACCAGTTGGAGCAGCGCCTGGCTTTTGCATTGACATTGTACCATTCTTAGCTGCTTGAACTACTGCTGGGTCTTGTGTAGTGATAGCTGGCATATTAGGATTAGCCGGGTCTTTAATCATAAAAGATGGCTTTGTTGCTACTGCTTGTTGTTGCTTTTGTTGCGGTGTAGCAGGCATTGGTTGTACTGCTAACCCTGCTTCATTCAATGCATAATCCAGTTGTTCAAAATATTCTTTCAAGCTATGCTTAACACTTGGCTTGCCAGTTGCTTTAGGTGCTTTACCCATACCCATTGCTTTGCTCAATTCTGAACTATCATACTTTTTAACTTCACCTGATGAGTCTGCATTCTTTGGGGGACGACCTTTGCCACGTTTAACAGCAGCAGGAGCATCATCTTTTCCCATCTTGGCTAGACTTGCTTTGCCAATGCGTTGACCATACTGATCTTTTACATCTTCTGATCCATGTTTATTTCCGTAACCACCTGGGCCTGCTTTATGAACTGTACCTTTATCAGAAACAGTTTTTTCGCCTTCAGTTAATTGGTCGAATGATTTTAATATATCTCTAATATCCATTTTCTTTTCCTTAACGGTTATATGCTGCGCCAGTCTTTGGCTTTGGTGGCATCTTTATAGTACTCATCGGACTCTTATCGCCCAACTTCTTATCATCTAAATATGGCTTGAACGGGTCAAACGAATCCGGTGTTTCTTTTCCTGCGTAAGGAATATCAATCATACTGTCTTTGGTTTGTTCTTTGATTGATTGTAGATATGAATCCCCATATGCTTTGCTTGCTGCTTTAGCATCTGGTTGCTCACCCATTTTTTCTTGGTCAAGCAATGGGCTATTACTCATTTCGTTCTCATATCCAGCCATCTCACTATCAACGCTATCGTCATAGTCAGTAGATACCATGCGAACCATATTAACATTGTAACCGCACAATTGAGCAATCTGTTGTATCATTGGTTCTGTAGCTGGATATCTAAATTCAGCTTTAATCAATGTTACACTTTCATTCTCTAAATTAGGGAAACCATATGGTGATTTCTGTATTGGGGTACTTTTTGGTTCACTGATTTCCACCGGGTCAAACTTGTTTAGATTGTACTTAAACATATCTAAAAAATTCTTGTCAATGGTGCCGGCAATTTTGATAGTGTAGTTGTAAGTATGTACACTTTCCATGATGTATTGTTTGAGGCTTCGCATGTTTTATTCCTGTATATCTTATTTATCTTTTTAGTCGGATTTTGCTGCCAACATCTTAAGCAACTCGTTTCTATCAAGTTCCCTACCTTCACCCATTGGGGTAGCTTCTATTTCTTTTTCTCTATTTGCTTCTTTTTGATCTAATTGTGCTTTTTTCAATTGCAAATCAATCATCTTTAACTTCTTATTTAATTTAGCAGTCTTTGCTGTAATAGCATGTCCGAGCATTGTTCCGGCAACATTAAATATTTCACTAGCATATCTGCTATCAACTTGCATCCCTAAATCCATCAAGTCTTTGTAGCTATCTTGTGCCAATGTAGCAAGACTATCCATCTCGTCATCCGCAGCTTCTAAGCCACGTACTTGGGGCAATGCTTGTTCTATTTTTGATAGACTATCTAATGCTTCAGTGGTGATTTCCTGTGCATTGTCTGGGGTTGGTTTTGCCAAGCTGTCTATATCGTCTTGGGGAAGTTCAAAAAGTTCTTCTAGTTTTTTGGTCATAAAAGTATTTAGTTACTTTCGTGTACCGTTTCTAAAAAGGTCATCCTCTGTGATTACTCTAAATGTAAAGCCTTGCATTTTACAATATGCCATTGCTGATTGCCATTTAGCATGATTAACCGCTACTACAGCACGGTCTCTTGCACTTGCTACTCTGCTTTCAATTAGACTTTGTTTTTTAGGTTTAATTTCTACTACTTCTGCTAGTTGTTTACCGTACTTGTTTTGATATACAACAAAGAAGTCTGGTATGTACATATGCATTTTGCCATCTAATGGGCTACGATAGGGGATTGACATAGATTCACTTGCCCAATGTGTAACATTTTTATGGCTATCACAGAAGGTCATGAATGTTAGTTCCCACCCTGAACGATATTTAGGTTTATGCTTACCTACATACTTTTGTGGGTTTTTAGGAATAAATATACCTTGTGCCCAGTTACCCATGATTATTGAACTATGTTCCGTGCAATAGGTTGATTTGGTCTAGGTGCTATACTAACACCATACAATGTTGTTTTACTTTTGAAACTATTCAAATAATATGCAAGTATTTGATTTAATTCCATTGTAGTTTTTCCTTTAATTTGACCTAGCAAATCAAGGATGTATATTTGTGTTTCTTGTGCTATTCTAAATAATGCCGCAGTAAAATTATCTGCTATTTTAACAGTGTCACATTTTGATATAAAATAAGAATGAACAATATCATATTCGTTAGCATTAACAATTGTGTTAAATGAATAAAACGAATCAAAAATTTGTATTGTTCTATCGGTTGATGTTTTGTTATCTATTATTTGTGCCATATTTTATTTATCAATCAATAGTTAGATTACTATTTCTTCCACCAGTAACTGTATTACTTGTTGTAGGGGCACCAGGAACTTGTGTTCCAGCAACACGCCGGCCTAATTGTATTGCAGATTGTGCTATTCCATTGAGTGATGAACCAGCCGTTCCTATTAGTTGAGATGTAGCACCAAATATAGGAGTTGCTACATTTACATTTCTGTTGGGTGTTCCTTGAATTGCACCTAACAATCCGCTCACTGCTTCTGACTTTGCAATGTTTAATACGTTAGTATTTTTAAAAGTATTGTATGTAGTACCTGCTGCTTGAATTCCACCTAATATATCACCTTGTGCAAATCTACTCATAGCACCTCCTACACCATCAGTTAGACCATTGGGTCCTAATATGGTTGCATTTGATCCAGGTCTTGCAATAGGACTTACATATCTATCATAGTTTTCATTAGAACCAAATCCAGTAACTATGTTATTTGGATTTTGTCCATCTATTGCACCTTCATTGTATGCTACAGTCTCATAATCTAATGTCATGTTATGTTGCATAGTACCATTGCCCTGTGCATAATCATACGTATCATGACCAAATCTAGTTATGATAGGATTAATTAATGTGTACGCTACAAAATTATGTTGGTTAAAACCAAACACAGTTATATTTTTAAAGAAAGGTATTTTTTGTCCAGCGGCATTTGTTGTATCTCCTATATAACCCCAATCATCACTGCCTGTTATAGAAGGTTGATACTGTGTTCTTGAATTATAATTAGCATCAGTTGCAGTAGCTATCACACCTCCACCAACTTGCTGTGGAGTTCCGGCTCCACCTCTAGTACCTTGAAATATTACTTGTGGTTTTCTGCCGTCAGCATAATAGTAATTATAATATGCTTTCCACATAGCACGAATAGTTCCACCTTGATTTGGTGAGTTTAATCCACTTCCATTATCATCATGGAAAGTAATATCAATAGGGTCATATTTTATTTTTGTTTGTATAATTCTTTTACGATTATATTGATTCAATGTAACAGTGTCAAATGTAAAGCTAGGTAATTTGACAGTTTTTACCATTATTCCATAATTATTGTTGACCGCTTCAGGGAATGCTTCAGCATTTATATCAAAATACGTATGAAATAGATATTTAAATTTAGGTGCATTTTGATATGCATTAGGTCTAAAAGTTTTAGCAGCATGTATGTAATCACGAAGGAAATCGCCACCGAAAAATGTTCCGGCAGCGTCCTGTAGTAAGTTCTGAATAAATCCAGCCATATACTAGATTTTTATAGTAGTGTAGTTCTTATAGTGAACCACCAATACCAGTAGCAATTGAACCAATTGTTCTACCGATACTAGCACCAACACCAGCTCCAATTGGAGATTGAATTGCGTTATCAAAACGTAATGTCAATGCAATTGTTACTGCGTCACTGGTAGCATAGTTCAAAGTGTTATAGTTTACTGTTTGCAAGAAACAACCATATAATTCCCAAGTTTCTAATACAATAGGAGCAGCAGCACCATTGCCACCGTCTAGTATTTCAATATTAGTTTGGAACTTATAGTCTTGACCAGTAGCTGCACTTGCTTGTTCAACAAAGTCCATTTGCTTCTGCAATTGTTGACCAACTAGTTTAGCTACAGTATTTGAAGCATCATCACGAATGTTGATAGGCAATGTTTGCCATGTGGCTTTACCAGCCAAATACATTGTTGAGTTGTAAATTGGTAATGTAATTTCTTGAAACTGTACGTTTGGTCTAGCGCAGTCAATAACTTGTTTAGTTAATTCAACTGAACTTGTGTTTGTTCCAAAATTCAAAAAGTTAACTCTGAATCTGAACTGTAGTTTTGGCATTAGTAAGCCCTGATTGCCACCGGCATTATCAGATGCTACTGTCATGTTGAACAATGATTGTGAGGCTGTTGCCATTTTATGTTTCTCCTGTTAATCTTATTTATCTTAAATAAACAGATAACCCCCTAAGGGGTTATCTTATTTTATTATAATGATGCTATCTCACCTGTGTTTAACACACGAACCGGAATGTAAATAAATTCAGCCGCTTTTACTGGCTCAATTGCTACGTCTACCCAAAGTTCATTCCTATCTATTCTTGCAGGTGTATTATTACTTGCATCACATATAACTAGATAGTCATATATACCACGTTTTGCAACTAAATCAACCATTAATGTTTGAACAACACCTTGAATTTGATTGCGAGTTAATGCATCATTAGGTTCAAATACAAACGGTCTTGTTGCTAAAGTTAATTGTCTACGTACATACGCAATTAATCGTGCTACGTTAGTTCTATCTAATGCACTAGAACTATTGTAACTTGTCTTGTTGCCGTAATTTAGTAAGCCAATGCCAGTAAAGAATGTTAATGGATTGATAAAGTTGATATACAATACATCACGTAATCCAATTCTATTTTTAATAGTTATGAATTCGCCGGTTGTTAAATCAATATAACCAATATTTGTAGCATTGTCAATATTACCTCTACGTGTACCTGCTGCTGCAAACCAAGGATAAGCAATTTGATCATTACGTAAGAATGTACGTAACATCATGTGACTTGGAGGTACTGCAACTAAATTACCTGATAAGTCAGGGGCAATTCCACTTGGATAGAACAATCCTAAGTATGTATTACGTGTTACACATCCTTCTTCACCTGTGCTTGTAGCACCTGCGGCATTAGTAGCCCATGCTTGAATTGCAGTTGCATTAGCAGGCAATCTCATTGGTGTATCACCTAAGATATAGCATGTTTCTCCACGATCTGCATTCAATACAACCATGTTAGGTTGTGTTTCAGGATAAGCTGGTGTAGCCATCAAAGTAAAGAAGTTATCTTCATCACGAATCTCAGTATTAGTATCAATAACTGAACGCAATGCTTTTACAACCATTTGACGTTGTGCTTTACGCCCCATATATGGACTACCATTTGATTGTAGTCCACTTACGGTTAACCATGTTGCTTTCTCTAATGGTAGAGATTGATCAGGGAAATTAAAACTATTGAAATAATCTGCTTTAAATTCCTTAACATTATATCCCGAACGGCGTGTGTTGAATAACAACATACCTTCTGGGTATAAGTCTGGATTCGGAGCATCCAAATCTAAGTAATCACTAGTTAATAAACTCTTGATTGTTGGGATAGGATCATCTGCTACGTTTGTTGTTCCGTTGCCAGCCCAACGTGCGTCTGCAAACAATACACCAGTTGGACTAGTTTGATTACTATTATCAATCAATACCCACATGTCTTTGTCATCTACACTTTCCCAACGACTAATTAATGGGAACAGTTCTAAATTACTAGTATCTATCCACAAATCACCGTATACTAAAGCCGTATCGTCACTTTGAGTAGTTGGTTCACTTGCGCTAATGATAGGGCCATTTGGATCAGTTGCATTAGTTCCGCTTGGTTGGGGTTGTCCAGAACTATCGTAATTGATATTTCTGTAACCATTCCATTGACCGTTAGCTTGAACCATGATGTCAACTTGGTCAGCAACACTCCAATACCATGGGGTGTTGTTTGGAGGAAGTGCTACTGGTGCACCTTCGTTAACACGATAATTAGTTAGTGTTGCCCAGTTACTTAAAAGAACACCGAAGTCACCACTACCAAATCCATCGTAGTAACTAAAACCTGTTACTCCACCTGAACCATTTACTGTTGTTACAACATATGTCAAATCATTAGTACCCGAAACACCGCCTAATAATGCGCCGTCTACTAGTACTAAATCACCAACCACATACCCTGTGCCTGCACTATTACCAACACCAGTACCAGTTAGCATATAGATACCGTCGTTAATGGTTACATTAACTGTAGCACCAGTCCCAGCACTTGCTGGATCAGTTATGTTAGTAGTTGCTAGACTCAAGAATGACTGTGATATTGGTGAACTATATCTGCAATTCTCACCCGCAACAAATCCAGCTTGTTCTATCAATCCGCTACTAAATCCTTGATTTGCTCCTGCTGTTCTAATAAAGTCATTCATCATAATTTCTCCACCTTCAGTGTGAGATAGTACGATTTCTCCATTGTCATTTGTACCTATGCTAGTGTAAGGTATACCTGCAGCAGTCCAAGCTGTTATAAATTGACTGACAGTAGCACCAGTGTTAACACTAACTGTATATGTACTAGATAAAGTAGAACTGCTAGGGACACTTACTTGAACAAATATACTAGCTGCCGCTAAACTAAAAGCTGGAACAAACGTAGTAGGGGTAGTATTACCTGTTACTATAGTTGGGCCAACTGCTGATCTTACTCTATAAAAAGTAGGAGTTGCAACATTATTATAACCATTGTTAAAATTATATTGACCATAGATTGTTCCTACTGGTATTAGACTACCACCAGTTGCATCTAATCTACTAGTTGCTGTCCAATCATTTAATGCTAAAGTTACATTTTTTGTTATCCAAGCGCCTGAGGTAGCGTTGTATTGTGACATCACTGGTACTTGACCGTTTCCAGAACTGCCCATTTTAATCCATACTGAACCAGTTGGGTGAGGAGCTGTTGCAGTGCTAGTCCACAATGGTTGTTGCGCTGAAGTACCGTATGATACTAATGGAGCAAAGTAATTTCTTAGAGGTATACCCAACGCAGTTAATGGAGTACCTGTAATATTTGCTACTCCTAAATATGTATTACCTGGATTAGGTGTTTTAGAATATATAACTAATTTTCCGCTTACTACATCAGCACTAACATATGCAGCAGCTAAGTCATTAATTGCATTTGCAACACCGAATACAGTATTATTTGGTGAAGCCGGAACTTGTACGTTGAAAGTAGTTTGACCATTTATATTAATTCTAAAAACATCACCTACATTTAATGTAGGATTAGATGCAGTACCTTGTATAGTAGGCCATTGCCCTGACCAACCTGGAGTACCAAGACCATGCCAACTATTATCAAATCCTTTGAAGTAATACTGTTGTTTTGCCGGATATATTAATGGTTCTATAGTAACTACAGCATAGTCGCCTATATTACCAATACTGTCTAATGGCACACCTGCTATAGTTTGAGTCTCATCACTAATTAGAATAGGAGATACTTCAACAAACCCTCCACGACCATTATTTCTAGTAGCACTAAATTGAAATATACCCCAGGTACTTGTAGTACTATCTAACCAGTATAAACCATCTGCTGGAGCACCAGTTGGTCTTCCAACAGCACCAACATATGCAGATAAATCTATATCTGCACGTAAGCAATATATACGATTAGTAATACCTAATGCTGAATATGCAGCTAATAAGCCATATTCGTTTAATTCGTAACCTTGAATAGGTGTTCCGTTTGTTGTTGAATAGAAGAAAGGTGTACCATAAAAGTCTACCAAATCTTTTTGACTTGTCATTTGATACAATTTACCTGCATTTGCAGCAGTGGTACCCGGTGCTACACCTGTTTTCGAAGGATTAGATTTGTTTTGTGCTGTAGCAAATACTACAAGTGGTACGCCGCCGCCGGCTGCTGGTAAGTATTGACTTTGATCAATGATTGTGACTTCTACGCCTGGTGATGTTAATGCCATTTTATTTTTCCTTTAGTAAAATTTTGAGGTTTACAACCTAATTGCATACTATTATTTATGAATAAAATCAAAAAAGTCGGTATAACCGTACCTTCGAAGGTTCCACTATAAATACATTATGTTATTACAACGCCCTATCTGCAAAAAATGTAACAAAAATTTAACCGCAGTAAATTACAAACGTGAGGGGATTACTCACTATAGAAGCATATGTGATGAGTGTGGTAGGAAAAAGAACAAGTTAAAGCCACGCAAAGCCAATTGGACTAAGAGTGGATACAAGAAAAAAACCACATGTGATTTATGTGGTTTTAAGAGTATGTTTACGACACAGATAACTGTGTTTCACATTGACGGGAATTTAGAAAACACCGAGCAAACCAATCTACGCAGTATTTGTCTAAACTGCGTGGAAGTAGTTAAGAAAAAAGATGTTACATGGCGTCGGGGAGATTTAGAGATTGACTATTAACAATCTCGTAAATCTGATTGTGTAACTCGTCAATTGTACCATTATTCTCAACAATGTAATCGTATTTTAATCCTATACTACTATACTCGCTAGCATGAATTTTTAATCTATCTAGTTTAGTTTTGCTTACTGACCAACTACTATTCCCATCTGGTCCTCTATTATATGCTACCGCAGCATCATACCATTTTGGGTCAGGACCACGCTTTACCCTAAGTGCCACGCCACCTGCATTTTTGATAGCAGCGACTTCATTACTAAATCTACAGTCTGTAATTACAATATCTTCTTTGGTATTTATTAATTTGTGTTCTACACTTGCTACCCAAATATCATTGTGAAAATGATTGCGGCATACATCTGTGCCCCAATACTGTAGTATCCATCTAGGTGTAATGTCCATTCCTAAACGATTACTCCACCACTCGTCTTTTTGTTCACGCCACACTCGGCTAGCTTTTGTTGTACCTTCTAAGTATTCTCGGTCCCAACCAAAGACTGCTGCTACTGCATCTTTAAGACTAGCAGCAAAACTAACTCGTTTGAATCCCTGGTAAGTTGTCAGATAATCAGCAATTGTGTCTTTGCCTGAACCAATTAAACCAGTGATACCTATAATCATGTAATGCTCCTATAAGTACTTATTATATTACAGGGACATGACAATATAAAGCATTTAGGTTAGCCTTGTACCCATGTCAATGGTTGACTGTAATCTACATATTTCTTCAATTCTTCAATCAATAATTCCATTGCAGCTTTGCCTTCTGCTTTCATAGCAGTACCATTCAATGTTGTACCACCACCTGGACCTGCGATAGTTCCAAACTTCTCACGGGCTTCACCTATAATCAATTTAAGATTAGCTAGAATGAAGTCACCAATCCATACACCAGCACCTGGGTCCTGTAATAGTATTTCTTCTGTCTTTTGTACATCGGCCCATATCAATACACGCTCACCGGATCCTTTTGGATCACGAACAATACGCAATACTTTAGACACTGGATTGAATGTGTATGTTACATAACCACCGAACATACGTGCTGCTAACTCAACATAACCAGCATAAAAGTCATATGTTGCCATACCACCTGCATAGTTATAGTTGAGAAGATATGTGTTCAAAATAGCACTACTGAACGGGTCAAAACTGCTGCTTGATGGACCTGTTTCTAACCCGATTGTTCTACGGAAAATACTTCTTACATTAATAAACTCAGCAGGGAGAGTGTAAGTATCTACATTCTTCTCAATGGTCATTAGAATATAAGATTCTTCCGTTGCCGCTTGTGCCCGTTGACGATAGACCTTAATAGCGTAATTGTACGCTGCCTCATAATGCTGAGGATCCAATTCAATATCAATGATTCCGTCACCAAGACGATATCTAAGATTGGTAAATAGTAACTCTTTTAACTCTGATAAGGTTAAACCAGTTGGGGTAGAAAGAGGACTAGCGGTTGGATATGTTGACATAAGTGTTACCTAATAATACTATTTATCAGGTAACACACTTGTCCTAGTATTACAAGTCGCCGTCTTTGCGATTCTCGCTGTAGTGTGCATCAAACTGTCCACCGGGATAGCGTGATTCTAGCTTGCGAATATTCTCGGCAATCACTTCGTTAGGGTCTAGGTTCAATGCACGACAAGCATTAATCCAATACCACATAACATCGCCTAATTCTCGTTTCATATGATAAACAGCATCATCGGTAAGTGCTTTTCCTTGAAAAAGTATCTTCTTGGGCACTTCAATAAACTCACCACTTTCTGCGGCTAAACCGAAACATGCAGTGATTAACAGTGGCACATTGATATCAGGGCCATACTTCATTTGATTGTCTGATGCATCTAGTTCGTAGTTAGCATCAATCCTATCGCATGTATCCATGAATGCAGTCAAGTTAGTACTAGTCTCACTAGTAACTGCCGCGACAAACTCTTGGTATTTATTTAAATCAATCTTCATACATAATCCTTAAACATTTGTTTTCTACCTTCAACACCTAATGTGCTGTTAAAAATTTCATTTGTACGCTGTAGCATACAACAGGCTAACATTAGCATTTCATTCCTATCATCAGTCAATTCAATTGACTTGTCGATCAAGACCATTATTTCAGACATACGATCTCTTACTTCTTTCTTTTGCATTTTAAAACGCTTTCAAAATAATCATATTCTCGTTAAATCTTCCATTCGGAACTGCACCTACTGCTTTGATATCTTTGAAATACTTACGTGCCGCAGGCTTGCTACCCATCACTTCCTTAATTTGCTCACCGGGCTTACGCAATGTTTTCATTTCGCTAGTATTCGCATCAAATCCTAACAGGGTGTTTCCCTTGATACTGAACACTTTGCTATACTCGTCAGCAATATAGTGATGCAGTTTACGCTTACCTGTATCGTAAACCCACGCCTCACTTGCACCGTGAAGTTTTGTGGGATGCACACTTACCAAATCTAGCTTACTTGCTACATCCTTAAACAATTTCAAGTACTTAAGTTTAGCAACAATCTTTTCTACAGGGACTGCTTTGCGTTTACGCGGAGCCTTGCTTGCTTTCTTAATGCTAATGTAACTGTTCAGGTCACCTAGCACACCGTCAATGAATTTCAGAATGTTACGAATCTGAATCTTACCTAGAAACGCATAACCCTCTTTCAACGACTCGTCACCATCACTTAGACGCTGGAATTCATCTTGCTTGCGTTTCCAGATTTCAACAATGATTGGGATATGTTGCGGCATGACATTGTATTTTGCTACAATATCAACTGTCTTTTCTGACGCTTTGCCTTTAGTAACAAAATCGTCAATCATCCCTTCCATTTCACCTGCGGCATCTCGTGCTTTTTCTTTCAAAATTTCCTGAATGTTGGGGCGAGTGGATACAGTTTCTTCTTTTACAATACTAGTTTGACTAGTTTTTACTTCCGTTTCGGTTAGTGTCTTAACCAATCGCTTGATTTCATTTTGAAGGGTGAGTTCTTCATGCTCGGTCAATTCTAGGCCGCGCATTGTCATGCGTGATACCCAGCACAATGTCAAAATGAATTCGCTTTCATGTACTTTTCTAAGTAGCTTAGCCTCATCAGTGCGTTTGTTATAATCTAGATATTGGCACAATAGTTCTTTTGCATCTTTTTTAGTGTAGAACCGAGTGTACCACGTGAAACTACGGGCGAGTGCCGAGAATCGTTGTTCAGTATCGGGCTGAATTGGGAAGAAGGGTTCTTCACCCATGTATTTTGTATCAGCATCCCGGGGGTTGAGTGCTTTTACAAACTGATCTTCTGTCGGTTTTCTAGCCATATATTACTCCAAAGTTTCAATTGAATACGTATTATAACACAGGAACCATTTAATGTCAACTGTTTGGGTAATACGCGGTCGTCTGTATTTACGATAAATAAGTAATAAAGTGAAATAAATATGCCTAGACTCTCGCTTTGGCGTCCCAATAAAACAAACGATTACAACTTTTTTGATAGAACAATATCAGAACAGTTTACCGCAGGTGCCACGGATTTGTATGTACATAAGTATATGGGTCCAACAAATCAAGGCCCGTCAATTGATGCTACTCAACCTGAATATGATATATTAGCCCCGACTAATATACAAGATTTATTATTTTTAGAAAACCGTGACAGAACATATGATCCAAATATCTATCGGTTACGCGGACATTACAATGTACAAAATTTAGACTTTAATTTAAGTCAGTTTGGTTTGTTCCTCGATAATGATATCATATTCATTACTGTTCATTATAACGACATGATTGAATTGATAGGAAGAAAATTAATGGTAGGTGACGTAATTGAATTGCCTCACTTGCTTGATTACAATCCATTAAAAGAAACTATCCCGACTGCGTTGAAACGATTCATGCAGATTACCGATGCTAACTATGCAAGTGAAGGATTCAGCCCAACTTGGTTCCCGCACTTGTGGCGTATCAAATGCGAGCCATTAGTTGATAGTGAAGAATTTAGTCAAATACTAACAGAACCAATTAACCAAGACAACTATCTTGGATTGTGGGACAAAGACAAAACTTATCCAGCTGGGTATGTAATTACATTTGGCGATAAAAATTATAAATCATTAGTTGATGTACCGATTGGAATTACTCCACCTGACCCAGCATACTGGCAATTAGATACAGCAGATAATCTTAAGGATATTCTTTCTACTTACAATAAGAATATTGAAATTAATAATGCTGCGCTTGAAGAAGCAGCTAGATTATTACCTAAATCAGGATATGATAATAGCAATTTATATATTGTACCTACATACGGGGAGTATTCAAGTGACGGTGTTCTGTCTAACGCTATTAATAATCCTGCCCCTCCAGTTGGAGTTAACACCGATTCAACAGGTGCGCCAATTACAACTGCAACTGGAACAGTTATGATGATACGCAATAAACAATACAAAAACCCAAGTGCAGTAATTAAAATTTCTAAGAAATCTATTAAAAGTATTTGGGATATGACATCTGACATGGGTTATGAAAAACTAGATGTTTTTAATACTGCTCATTTAGAAACTCTTTCACTAGCACCAGAACGAACAAGTACTGGTTCAGGACAAATAAGTGGTAACAAAATATTATCAGTTTATTCTATAGGATTAGTAATCGGTCCATATGGTACGGCTGATAATACATATGCAACTGCTGACGCTAACCCAGAAGCACCTAATTTTACTGGGGTAATTAATACTCAAATGGATTGGCGTGCAGACTGTGATCCTGCATTCCAGTTTATTGCACGTAGTAGTCCTCGTTCTTTTGGATATACTACTGGATACTTAGATGGTGACGGACAAGCTCCTAATGGATTCCCAACTGGTGCTGGTATAAGTTTCCCTCAAAATCCTCAAGTAGGAGATTACTTTTTACGTATTGATTATTTCCCGCAAGTTCTATATCGTTGGGACGGTAGAAGATGGGTTAGAATATCAGAAAAAGTAAGAACCGAAACAGGATTCAATCAAGCAAATCAATCACAATTGTCCGGCTTTATTAATAACACAGCAGAAACTAAATTGACAGATGGCGTTTACGTTCCACAACGTCAAGGATTATCTACAATTTTAGCACTAACTCCCGACCCATTACCACCTAAACCTTAAGGATTTAAATGGCACAATTTTTTTATGATAATCAGATACGCAGATTTTTAATACAATTTGCTAAAATTTTTAGTAATTGGCAAGTTACTAAAGGTAAAGATCCGGCAGGTAATTTAATACTAGTAAGAGTTCCTGTAATGTACGGTGACAGTAGCAGACAAGCGGCAACCATTCTAGCTAATAACAGTGCTAGTAATTTACCTAGTGCTCCTCTAATAACTTATTATATTAGTGCTTTAGAATATGATCAAAAAAGAACACAGGATCCTACTTACACTGAAGTAATCAGTGTTCGCCAACGTTCATACAACAATGAAACTCAAACATATGAAACAGTACAAGGGCAAGCATTTAATGTTGAAAGATTAATGCCAGTTCCTTATACGTTGCGTATGAATGTAGATTTGTGGACTACGAATTATAATCAAAAATTAGAATTGATAGAGCAATTAGGCACATTATTTAATCCTGCAATGGAAATTCAAAGCACTGATAACTTTATTGATTGGACTTCATTATCTGTGGTATATCAAGATGGACTAACATTTAGCAGTAGGCAAATTCCGCAAGGAACAGGTAATCCAATTGATGTACTGACATGGAAATTTTACATGCCTATATGGATTAGCACTCCTGCTAAACTTAAGAAGTTTAGTGTTACTGCAAAAATTATCAATAGTATTTTTGCAACTAAAGCGGTTGATGATATACAAGATGAAGATTTATTATTAGGTACGAGAGGAAAAACTACACCGTATGGATATAAAGTATTATTATTAGGTAATACATTACAAATATTACCCGAAGCTACTGCATTTTATCCTGGAAATAATAATTTAGATTTACCATCTAACCCTAACTCAGATATATACTGGGCTAGTGTATTGAATGTAGCAGGTACAATAAAACCGGGAATAAGTCAGATATGGTTACAAAATCCATATATGGTAACTGACATTGTAGGTACAATTGTTCCTAATCCCAATGATGATAGATTGTTGATATACAATATTGATCCAGACACATTACCACAGAATACATTAAGTCCAGTAGATGGGGTAATCAATCCGCAATTGACTGGACCAAATGCAGGTTTACCGGGACCAGTTAATGGATGTAGATATCTTTTAACCGACTATATTGGATCGGTGGGTAGTACTACTGTAGCATGGGGAAGTTTAGTTGCAAATGCAAATGATATTATTGAATATAGTACTAGTGATGATGCATGGTTTGTGAGTTTTGATAGTACTGAGACCACACCCACTACAATAGAGTATGTAACCAATTTGACTACCAATGTTCAATATCGTTACGTTGACGGTACTTGGATGAAGAGTTATGAAGGTTGGTATGGCTCAGGGGATTTTTCTATAGTAATCTAATACTGTGATAAATCATAGTATGAGCAATACATCCGCAGGCGTTTTCTTTTATAGCAATAAAACAAATCGTTACCTATATCTATTGCGTACTGACAATAAGAATCCGGGCAATTGGGGTATACCCGGTGGTAAAATAGAAGATGATGAAACTCTCTTTGAGGGTATTGCTAGAGAATGTACGGAAGAGATTGGTTTGTTTCCTCCTAACGCAAAACTAGTACCTATACAGAAATTCATCAATCATACTTTCACATATCATACATTCTTTTGTGAAGTAATTGATGAGTTTGTTCCCATATTAAATGAAGAACATTGCGGGTATGCATGGGTAGGAGATAATCAATATCCTAAACCATTACATCCCGGATTGTTTAGCACGGTAAACTTTGATGTTGTGCAAGAGAAACTAAAGACACTTACAAAAAAAGAGACCTAAGTCTCTTTTTTTATTTTAACAGTGCTGACACTGTAGGGAATCCCATTGAACCAATTATTATACCGGCTCCCATCATCATCCATCGCCATTTTTCTAATACTGAAATTTTGTTTGCTAATTCCCCATGTTCTTTAACATCTTGCTCACGCATAGATTTTAGCATTTTTCTAGTTTCTTCTGCATTGGCTTCAATCGCATCATGTAGTGCCTTCAGATCCACTTTAAGTTCCCCAATTTTTTCTTCGAGGCTCTTAACTTGGAACTGAAGTATAGCTATCTCAGTTTCAGGTTGCATTTTAGGTGCCTTACTTGCTGCTGTTGCCATGATTATGCACTTGCAATTGTTACGATTGCGTAAGGTTGAGCATTAGCAACATTTGCATCAGCAGCAATTGCTGTATTGAATGTTGTAAATACTGGAGCAGCATTTTGGAACACTATATTACCTGTAGCGATTGGACCTGAAGTAGCAGTAAACAACTCACCAGTATGGTCAGAAAGACTTTGAACTGTTTGAGTAGCACTATTAGCATA